ACGGCGGGGAGATATGTCTTGCCGCTTGTCCGCTGCTTGTACAGACGGTTGCGCCGTCTTTTTTCCGCTTGCAGCGGGGCTGCGCCTAGCTGCGCTTGCTGAAAAGGCATTGAGCCGAACCGCCATAAGACCAAGACGCATGCGTGCACGCAGTATTCGCAGTCACAAAACGCGCAGCGCAAGTGCCGTAATAGGCATGGCCGCCGAAGCGCACGGCTACACGGATGCGGAGGTCCGGCTGTTTTGAGTACCAGTTGCTGTTCTCGCTGTACGCACAAACACCAGTTGTGCGGCCTACGCCGCCTGTCTTGATAACGCAGGAAGGAGCATAGCGTTGCTTCATATACCCAGACGTTATCTTTTCAATGTGAGCTACATGGTCGTAAGCGTTCTCAAAAACGAATGCCCCCAAGTTAGGTTTCTGATACGTCTTGTCGCTGTGCCACTGGCGCTGATCGGTCATCAGATAAACGTCCATGTCGTTCACGCCGTTCTGTCCTTTGGTTTCGGTACAATGGTTTGTCGCCACCATCTCACAGCCGCCTCCGCGATAATGGAAGATGTCGCCCGCCGTGCTCACTCCGTCCATGACACCCTGTCTCAGAATCGCCTCGATTGTATAGGTTTGAGGATTGCCGTTAGCGTCAAAACCCTGCCACGTGTCGGTTTTCTTACAGTACACACGGGCGTTCATATATCCGTCAACAAGCCCCTTTGCCTTAGGAGGTGTGACATACCAGTAAGTTTTCCCGTAAAATTCAAATTCCGTGTTCTCTGCTATGCCAGCCTCTGCGGCGAACGAAAGAGCCATTTGCGCCTCGTTGGTACGCCATTTCGGAGCTTCCTTGTTAAGCCATGCGGACATATGATTGCCAATAGTTGTGCCGTTCACGTCCTTGTATATCCAGTTAGGAGTAGTGCCCCAACTGAGATATTTCCATTCCCCGTCGCCCGTCTTGATGCGCACGCCACCATATTTGGCCCACGTTGCCTCGTTGTTACACTGGTCTGAAGAGGACGTGCCGGACGAAAAGAGATTGTCAGGGTCATTAATATAGTTCGTACCGTAAAGCAGTTCGTGAGAGCATACGAAGGTGTTATAGGCGTGATACCCAGCCTCCACAAACGGATATGTCTTCGTCTTGTCGAAGTTGTTGTTTCTTGCATAATCCATACTCGTTAGCTGCTGTACGTCAGTCACGCGGGGATAAGCGCCGTTCTCTGCAAACATAGAACCTCCATTCGCTCCCATGCTACCTTTTGTATTGTCGTCCCCTGGGTTATAAAGATAGAAGAACGAACGAAACTTCACCTTGCCGTCAGTATCCATGATGCTTGTATCGCAGCAGGGAGAGATGAGCGTAGGATCGAGCTTGCGAGGCTTCATGCCCTTATATTCGCGGTAGCTCTTGAAGATGCCGCGGTAGAGTGTGTCTGGTTCCGATGCGGGATAGTCGTCGAGGAGGTAGTTCACCGCAGGGTCACCGACCTTGATGCTGTACTGTTTGGATGTCGTCTCCCAAGGACGCAGGATGCGCACCGCATTGCCTTCCGCATTATATAGTTTCTGCGTCATGCCGTACTGGTTGTAGAAGCGTTCAGCGTCAAACGCGCCGGCATCGCAATATTTCTGAGTATGCTCGGCATCGAGATAAAGCTCCACGTCGCACTCTGCCTTCATCTCCTCAGTGATGCCGATGGCGGGAGCGAAGCTGTTGTCTGCGAAGCGCAGCCAGTTGTTGCGTTTCAGCTCGTCGGCGGGCATCACCTCCACGCCCTCCTTTGCGTCATCGTGATTGATGAGGAAGGGACGATACATGTCCTGGAGCATCTGCTTGCCAGTGTTGGTACTCGCCTCGACGATGTCCGGAGACAGCTTTGTGGTGTCCTGACTGCCTATGTAGTAGCTGTCCACCGTTCCGCCCATATCGCCCACTGCCTGTTCCAGGGAAGAGAGGCGTGCTGCGTGTGTAGCGTCAGTTTCTTCCAGCTCCGTCAGCTTCTTCACAGTCGCAGCATTCTCGGCAAGCGACAGCGAAGTCTCCGCACCTGTTCTGTCCGTCACCTTCAGCACGTTATCGGCTGTGATAGTGGCGTTCACCTTCTCCGCTCCCGCAGCAGCAGCGTTCGCAGCCGTTGTAGCTGTATCCGCATTTGTCTTTGCCGTGTTAGCAGCGGATGCGGCAGTGTTCGCAGCCTCCGTTGCCTTGTCAGCGTTCGTCTTCGCCGTGTTTGCCGCTCCTGCTGCGTCCGTAGCGCTCTTTGCAGCAGCGTTAGCGGAAGCCGTAGCTTTTTCAGCAGCCGCCTTAAAGTCAGCAATGTCCATGAACTTGTCCCAATACGCCGTGTCCGTCAGCGGATGGCCCACGCACGTCATCGTTGCCGGGTCCACCTTCTTGCAAGCGTAGATGGTCACGCCGCCCAGCACGATGTAATCATGCAGACGATAGGCTTGCGTAGCGCTGTACGCCTCACCAGCCTTGGTGAATACCACCTTCACCCTTGTTTCTGTCTTTGCCATAATCTGTTTTGTTTTTTTATTGTTGCTTTTTTCATTTAGTTATCACCAGACAGCCGTCCGTAGGGTCAAAGCTCACGTCAAAGTCAGCCACTTTCTTGGTCTGACTCTTCCAGTCTTCCTCCGAACCCTCATAGCCGTTTTCCTTCGCCACCTCATAGGCGCTCTTGCCACGGAACGACCGTCCCTCGATGCGGAAGCACGTCTTGCCTCCTTTCCCGTCATCACGGATAAGCAGCAGCGTGTCACCGTCCTTCAGCTCGGCAGCCTCCGTCAGCGCCACTACGTTTATCATGTTGTTGTCTGCCATAAGCCCTTACTCCTCCTTTCCGGTTGTTATCACGATTGAGTAAGTATCAGCTTCATATCTCACGCTTACCTGTGCGTCCTTCACAGCCTGCTGGCAATCTTTTACAGCCTTGTCCGTCGCCGCCTTGTTCTCTGTAGCTGCCTGTTCACGTTTTATCTCAGCGACTTTGCGTCCGTCCTCGGCAGACAAGCGCAAAGTCTCGGCTGCGATACGGTCGTTCTCTGCACCCACTCTCACTGTCTCATGCAAGACGCGGACATTCTCTGCTCCCGTCCTTCCGTCCTCATTTCTCACCCTGTCAGCCTCATTGGTGTTGCGGGTGCTCTCGGCTGTCTTTCTCGACTCCTCGTCGCTTACCCTCTGCTTCTCGTTCAGACTGCGCTGGCGCTCATTGTCCGAACGGGTCGTTTCAGATTCCATGCGTACGTTCTCGGCTTCGATGCGTCTGCTTTCGTTGCTGACACGTGTCTTTTCGTTCTCAGTACGCACGTCTTCTGCCTTGATACGGACATCCTCGGCTGTCTGCACCTCATTGTTGATGCGGTCTGCTTCATCTGCACTGGCATTGGCTCTGTCAGCCGCCTTGTCAGCCTTTACCGCTCCGTCGTAAGCCGTCTGACCGTCCACGATGCGCTGCCACCATTCGTCGTCACCGACAGGCTCATGTCCTACATTGCCATCCTTTCGGCTTGCATAGGTACAGTTCTTGTAGGTTACGACAGCCAGCCTCTTATAGGTGGTATCAGGGTTGTAAGCACCCCTCGGCACGAAGCCTACCCTTCCTAAATTTACTTTTTCGTTCATAATGCTCTTGTTTTTTTAAATGTTGTTGTTCAGGTTTATCAGAAGCTCCCCTTCATCGTTGAGTTCAAAACGCTTGTCCGACCCGTCAGTGATAGTAACCTCCAGCTCCGCATCCTCGTTCACGTCAAACGTAGGGTAGTCGATGGTTCCTCGGCTGTAGATGTCGGTACGCACATACTCGTTTGTCTCCTCGTTCCATTTCATCCAGTAGCCGTCCTCGCCGATGATGTTAGGATGATCAGCCTGTGCCTTCGCCCTTTCCGCTTGCGCTTTTGCGTTCTCGGCGGCTTTGTCCGCATTGCCTACGGCAGTAGCCACATCGCCTAACGCCGCGTCCGTGCGCTTCTCCACGTCCGTGATGGTAGCCTCAGCACGTTTCAGCGTCTCTCCCACGTCGCTTATCAGCCCGGAGAGGTCTGCTTCAGGAGCCAGCACCACCATCGCCGTGTCCATTTCCACCGAGTCCTCACCCTCCTGCGGTTCGAACACCGTGTCGCCCGCAGCGTTGTTGTCCACGATGCCGAACTGCTCGTATTCATTGCTTCGCCAGTCGTTGCCGAACAGCTTGCCCTTCACCTCCAAGGCATACACGCCACAGGCAAGCTGGTCGCCTTCCACGCGTGCGTTCAGCACATTGTCCTCCTTCACGTCGATGGTGTATGACAGTGATACGCGACGATAGCTGTTTACGACGTTCACCGCCACGTCCGTACAGCTCGGCAGCGGAAAGGCAAAGCTCTCCCCGTTCACTATCTTCCTAACCGGAATCCGCAGCGTAAAGTCATTGCCTCGTACAATGTTCTTCATCCGTCTTTATTATTTATTAATTAGTAATTGTTATTTATTATTCGCCAGCCGAGCAAGCAGCCTCAGCGAGGCTCATTACGGCAGCGCCTTCCTAACCACTCTCTCCCAGTATATCGTCTCATACCCGCTCTCCTCCGAACTGCTACCCGTATTCTTTACCTTGCACGTCAGATAAACAACATAGCCGCTCTTGAGCGTGTAGGGAGAGCCTGCCACACCGCCGCTGTCCCAGTTCGGAGCTGTCCTCGACGTACCGTAAAGTGTGATGCCGTTGCCGTTCTCGCAGCGGATGATGATAGTGTTGCCTATCACTTCACGCGCCCGCTCGTAACGTCCGTCAGTGTACGGATGCGTTATAGGGTAAGCTGTCGGAAGCGCAAGCTGTAGATACATCGCAACTCCGTCTGCATCCTCGGGAGTCGATTGTATGACGAAGTTCGAGCCTATCTTGTCCCATATCGGATTATATGCGTCACTCATGCCGGAGTAGGTGTCCTTCTCGAAGTACTCGTAGAAGTTCTCCTTCGTAATCACGCGCTTTAGTTTTCTTACAAGGCCATCGAAGTAGCCGTTCGTAGCATACACCGAACCCGTAAAGAATCCGTCCTCCGTTATCCTTGCCGTGGTGTTTCCGCTGTTGTCCTGCACCTCAAACGTGTCCGCCGTAGCCTTGATGATGCCGTTCTTGATGTCAAAACCCGTCGCTTGCATCACGTCTTCTATTGTCGAATCGTCAGGCGACAGGCTCCAGCCCTGATATTCCTCTCCTTCCTCAAGCATAGGTCGGCATAGGTCGATGCCGCCGTTGTTTCTCACTGCCGCCTCTATAATCAATCTCAGACATCCTGCCGGTACGTCCACCGCCACCTTATAAAGCGTCCATACGTTCAGCGTCTGCGAATCGGGGAAGACCACCCGTGTCACTTCCTTCCCCGTCACGTGGTTGTTGTAAGTTCGGATAGAAACATAGCTGCCGTTGTCAGGCTTCGCCGTCATTCTCATCCAGATGCTAAAGGTATATTTTGTTTCCGGCTTCACACGGACATCCTTAAAGTACAGACCTGTCCACGTTGTCGTCGTAGCGCCTATGGACAGACATTGCGCGTAGTTTGTTCCGCCGACACCGCCTGGCATTATCGTCACCCTTTTCGTGTCGTTGATGGGTGTTATGCTGTCATACTCCCTCAGCGCCGAACCAACGATGCAGTTACGTGCCATGTTCACGGTCTCCTCCGTCACCTTCAGCGATATCTCACGGGCCGTCTGCTCAATGGTCGAGGTATACTTCGTCAGCTCGCCCTGCGTCTTGATGGGGATGCCGTTTACGTCCGTTTCCACTGCTCCTACACGGTTCGTCAGCTCCGTATAGTCCGTCCGCAGCTTCTTGTTGTCAGCCGATATCGTCCCCGTAAACTTTGCCAAGTTCACCATAAAGGGTATCTGCCGAGAGTATAGCGTACTTCCGATTGCCATATACACGATTACGTATCCGCTCGTCACACTCACGCCGAGCGTGCTGTCCTTGTTTATCGAAGCTCCCGATATCGTCACGTCTATGCCGTCTGTCTGCTTCGTAAGTGTCGGCTTGCCGCATCCTACATTATTGTTGCTCGGAAAGAGATTGCCCACTTCCGACACGATGTTTTTTCCTGACCGCATCACTTGTATGGTGGCAGTCTTGCTTACACTTGCCGATACGACGCCGTTCTCGTCTGTGTCAAACACAAGAGGCGCATCCTTGACGATAAACTCCACCGCGTCCTTGCCGTTTGCTCCGGGGTCTCCCTTGTCGCCGTCCTTGCCCTTATAGGCGATGGCGTATGACACCGTCGTATGCTCTCCCTCCGAATCCTTGTAGGTCACCGTTGTCCTCGTCCAGAGATAGGGCTTCGCGTCGGTGGCGGCGATGATGGCCGACTGCCATTCCATAGGTGTCACCGTAGCGCTGTCAGATATGGCGTACGTCACGCTCATGTCCGATATCACCACACCCTCGCCCTTCACGCTGCCTATGTCCAGCCAGTACGTGCCCGTATTCGTCCAGAGTATTTCGCCTATCTTGTATGAGTCGCCGTCGTTTGAGTCACACACGATATACTTGCCGTTCTTCCACTGCACCACGCAGGGACGCTTGCTACCACCTTCCATGCCCGTAGTATCGTCAACGAGATAAAGGCCGTTCTCGGTGGGCGTTATCTTCTGAAGGTCAGCATAGTTCTTTGCATGGGCAAGCGCATAGCCGAGCACCTTAAAGCTTGTGCCCGTGTCGCCTTTCGCGCCGTCGGAAAGAATCGGAAGTGTCAGCGTTACGGTGGTGTTGTCTGCCTTGACCGTTGCCCGTACCGTCACAGAAGCGAGGAGGTAGAAGCTCACGCCAATGTCGGACAGGCGGTTTATCGCCACGCCGCTCTTGCTTGCGCCGTCCGTGGTAGTGTAGTCCGCCGTCAGCAAATATCCGTCCTTCATGTCCTCAGTCACGTTGCCCGTGCGCTTGCGAAGCGTGAAGGTAATGTCGTTCGGCGTCGCCGTCTGCGAGTTCGGCTTGCGGATGATGTAGTCCGAAGACGGCACAAGGTCGTAAGTCACCGTCACAGGGTCGATGATATTGTCGGGGTCGTCATCGGTGAAGAACTTGAAGTTTTTGGCATTCTTGAGCACAAGGAGAGGGGAATCTAATGAGGTCAGCGTTTTCCATTGGTACGGATTCACCGTGTCCCCCGCCTTGTAAGGCGCGCCCATCGCATGATACATCGCAATGGCGGGCGCGTTTCCGTTGTCGCTTCCGTCCTCCGTCGAGGTCGTCAGCTTTATAAGGTTGCCGAAGCGGTTCCACTGTATCTGGTCTCCTGCCTGCACTATCACGTCGTAGGGCTGCGGCACGTCAGGTTCTCCTCCGTCCGCGGCCGGCTCGTAGCCGAAAAATATGCGGTTGGCTATGACGTTGTTGCCATCGTCAGTAGTCTTGCCTTCCTGCTCCTCGAACACCGCCGCTAAGCTCTGCTTTTCGCCCGTTGTGGTCACCTGTATCATCACGTCGCCGAACACTAACGCCTTGCCGTCAGCGCCTATCACCTTTTGTGATGTCACCGGCACGCAAGCCTCGCTGCCCATGAACGTCCGTTTGTTTGACAGTATCACGTAGTCATACAGCTTGCCGTCCTCTAACGTCTCCTGTCCGACACCCACCACAAGGCGCCAATAATAGCGGTTAGCAAGATTTTCTGATTCTCCAGCCTTCACGTTAAAGGTCTGGCACAGCGCCATCATGCCCACATGCCACCAGTTAGCCGTCCGTGTTGTGCCGTCATCAGCAGCAGCATAGCATTTGTAGCCGATACCCACTCCTGCATCATCCAGTACGTGAGCCACCTTCATTATCGTGCTGCCAGCGTTTGAGAAGAGCGTAGTGCCGCCCGAATAGCTCACCTTTCTCACCTCCGCACTCGCAGCGAAGAATTTCGTCCTTGTCGTCAGATAGTCAACATAAAGGTGGCTCTTGCCGTCCTTGCCCATATAGAGGTCAAAACCCTGCGCACCGACAATCACGCGGTCTTGCTCGGTGCTCTTAGGGTCACGCACCTCATCCACAACAACAGTACTCAGCGTAGCCGCACCTTCGCCCGTCAGTCCCTTCTTCCCATCTTTGCCCAGTTTTAAGCCCTCCATAAAGGTTATCACCTTCTGCGCCGTATCTGGATTTTTCTTGGAAAGAAAATATCGTAAGCCATATTTGGCTATAATATTATTTATCTGTGAAACAGTATATCCATTACTTGTATTATTTCCATTCGTAATAATTGATTGTACATCCTCTTTTAGCTGAGTTATTGTTCCTTTTATCGTCTGATTACCGATTGTGATTTCTTGGATAAAATCAAAATCAATATTAGTTAATATTTTTAAAATTCGCGTGTTGAGTTTGTACCCTTGTCCGTCATTATACATTACGTTTTGTCCAATTTGCAGATGTGGATTTTTACGCTCAAAAACCTGTGGGTAGGATTTGAATGTATAATTATTCAAATCGGACATTAATCGTATTATCTCTGCTTTTGCTTTGTTTAATAACCTTGTTTGCGCATCTGTTTTATACACGTCAGACATAGCTATATTATACAATACAGTGATATTACACTTTAACGACGGCAATGATTCTCCATGCGGAATAAGTTGCTCGTCGGCATTCGTTGGTACAATGACATTGTTATCTTGTTGATAAATAATTTCGTAATCTCCTGCAAGAATGTTGAATTTAGTTGTTGACACATCATCGGATTCATGGCTGGATGAACTGTTTTTATGATAATTAAGTTCAAAACCTACGTATTCTCCATTAGTGCCACGTCCTGCCAAAGGTGTAGACAACGCATTTGCATTCAAGTTTGGCTCAAACGAGCATGACAGATTTTTTTCGGCAATAATCAAATCATCGGTAACTTCAAAGTCATACCAATAATGCGTTGTACCGTTGTCGTTGGTGGTATTTACCGGTGTCTTGTCATTAACTTTTTCCGTTGTACAATAAGCAAGTCGCATATACCATACGGTAAAAGTCTTGTATGTTGCAACAGAACCGTCTGCATTGCGTGTAAGCGGTATCTTTTGGTTAGTTGTACTGTCTAATACATACTTCTTTCGTCCTCGCACATTATACACGTATGTATTTAGAGAAGGGAAAACATCTGAAAAATTCAGCACCTTGGTGAATAAAGGTTCTGTTTGTTTGTTTTGTCTGAGGTCCATCGTTGAGAAACTATCTATGCTGTAGTTGTAGTTTTTGCCGTCAACATCAATAGATCCATTTCCTGCTTCTAATTGCAGACGTATATCACTGGACGAGATATTTTCTCCTTTACTGTTTGTTTGTGTTATATTGCGAGTACCACCAAAAACTGTGAAAGCATTATAATAAATCTCTCTGCTCTCAGATATTGACGGTACACCAACATTTTCCCCAACCACTAAATTTAATGGCGTATCACCAATCACAACTTTGCCAAAATATATAATTTCATCGTCATAATCAATATGCCATTCACAATTATCTCCTACGGCGTTGGCAATAGATGTCAATGCAGACAAAACGTCGTTGTCAGCAAAAGACACATTTATTGCATTTGGCAATGTATTTGTTGTCTGTGCTTTCCATCCGCAATTTCCAAATTTAATGTCGTTGTTAAGAAAATCACATATTTTTCTCATTAACGTAGTCAGCACACCTATAAAGCTCCAGTTCGTTTGCTTTATAACCTCATTTTGAGAGTTTTTAATCGTTGTATAGAATGGAATTTTACTCAACGCCATTTTAGGGTGCTGAAATTCTGGCGTGTACTTCCACGACATTTCGCTTGATTGTGTTGGCTCGTATGGCTCAAGCAAAAGAAACTGACGAGTAACTGTGCGTACATCGTCAATGTAATATGTGTATTCGATGTATGCGCCAACAGGTAATACAACTTTGACGGCAGCATTAAACGAAAGAGAAATGTAATCAGATTTTGACAATTCCTCTTCTCGTTTTGCTTCTTTTGTTACAGGCACTTGCATCAGCACGCTGCCGTCTATGTTGTATATATTAATCATAACGTTTCTCTATCGTTTGGGTTGTTTTCTGTTAATCTGAGTGTAAAGTTACCTTTTTTCAATCCATAGTCTCCATATTTGGAACATTGTGTGTAAACAACTTTGAAGACACGTTTTAGACATGGTACTTTTAGACAAATCTCCCCATTATAGGCTATCTTGGATAAGAACTTTTCATATTTTTCGAGATAGTCACTTTCTGTTGTGCCTTCAAGAAGAAAAGAAATACTCACATCGCGTTTGTCTTTCTTTGCATACTTTGCAGATGCGATAATTGCTGTACCATGTTCTAAGCGACTGTCGTTTGTTACATAACTTTTGACTGGAGCAGGGGTTAGCAAGGCTTCTCGCCAACCTCTTGTAAGAGTCACCCCAAATGTATCAATGTCAACATAAGCATTATCTTGCTCGTTGACTGATTTTATAAAAGCTTGATTTCTCATGTTAATACCTGTCTTTCATAATTTTATACATACTTGCAATGTCTTCGCGAATAAGGATTATAGGAGCAGTGTTTTTTACTATCTGCTGCAACTGTCCAAGTCCTTCAAATTGAATATCTCTCATTTCGGACATGTTCGTTGCTACGGTTTCAGCATAGTTGCGCATGACGCTTATGTCAACGCTTATTTGTGTACGCGTTGCATTACCCAGCTCAACCGCACTTTGTATAGCATAACCGATACCAACAAGACTACTTGCTTGGTCTGCTGTAATTGCTTCAATTCCCTTAGCTGTTGCCGTCTGCTGCGATTGTGAGGCGTAGCCCGTAATCTGTGCCCAATAATCTCTTTCTTCAATGCCTTTCTGAACTATCTTGTCATATTCTTCCTTAAATTTATTAATATCGTCTTCTGAGAGCTGTCCTTCTTGCATCTTCTTTCCCCATTTCTCATACAATCCTTTAAGGTCTGTATTAATCAAGTTTTCCAGACCATATCGTAGAACCGCTTTTTGCATCATTTCAGCAAAGTTTTCTGAAAAATCCTCTGCCGTGCTTTGCATGTCCATAAGCTTGGAGATAAAGTCGTCCCTCATGGAAGAGAAAGATATTTGTGTCAAACTCTCGTTTATCTGGTCTGTGAGGTCTTGCAATTTGTCGGCTTGGTCGATATAATCATCCAATTTATCGGCAAGTCTGTCTCCATAACCGCCCTTGCCTGTGTCTTTGATTTTTTCCCAAATGTCAATCGCACCACCACGGAGTTTCTTCATTTCCTCGGGTGTCAAGTCCCAAATATTACCGCTAAAATTCTCATTGCCAGTTATTTTTTTTATTCGTTCGATCTCCTCATCATTGAAGCCATTCCAATAATAATTCCAAGAGTGATGAGCACCGTGATAGCCAGCTTGCTCTTGCGCTATCTTTTTGTAATTCTCATTTTGCTCTTCTTGGAGTTTGTAAGCCTCTTTGTACGCTTCCACAGACTTTTCCCCACTTGAATTCTTCATCGTGTCGTTCAAGTCCTCTATTGATTGTTGCAGGCTCTCGTTTCTGTCTGATAGTTTATTAATTGCTTTTTCTACCTTTTCGGCATTTGAATTTGTAAACCATGAGGATATACCCTTAGAAGACAATGCTCCAAAGGATAGAATACTTCCGATGTTACCAGTAATAGTGTCAAGAATATTACCGATTCCTTTTATTTGTGCAGTTGTAATCTGTTTAATAATATCTCCGCTCAAGATGTTGTCAAGCAAACCATTAACAGCACTTAGTACAGAGTCAATTAAGCCTCCGACTATTCCGCCTATTCCTTGCTCTGCGATTACATCTAACAAATTAAGAACCGCTCCGATAATCATAGACACCAAGTCCGTTTTACCTTCAAATGCTTTGCCGAGCAGTTTTCCTATAGTGTCCGTAACTGCCTGTGTTGCCTTACCACCATTAACCTTTTTGTCAAAATCCACGAATGAATCCCAAACATTCGAAATTGAGCCGCTTTTCATATTCTGAAGAAGCGCATCAAGTGAGTTCAAAGTACTGCTAAGTTTCTGCGCTGAATCGGTAACATTGCTTTGTGCTCCTACAAGGTCGGCATCAGCATTTGCTAATGCTTGCCTGTTGCTGTCGTTCTTTTTCTGTGCAATATCGAGATTTCCTGTTGCGTCAAGTATTTGTATTTCGTTGCCGCTCTTCATCGCCTTTTCATAGGCTTCTTGTGCTTCTGCTAACTTCTTACTTGATTCGTTGAGCTTTTCCTCTGCTTTATTTCTTTTCTCTAATTTCTGATTGTAGTCGTTAATCTGTTTGCCAAGTTGTGAAAAATTAATATCTCCCCATTTGCTTGTGCCGTACTGATTAGACAACTCATTCATACGAGAAAGAAAGTCTTTTTGTTCTGAAAGTGACTTTGCTTTAAAAGTGTCAGTTTTAGAAAAGTCCTTCATTGTTTTCATAATTTCGGTCATTTGGTCTTCGAGTATTACGCCAAATTCGCCGAATACTTTTGCATAGTCTATTTTGCTTTCTATCTCGTTAGCTCTAACAGTTCCGACTTGCTTCGCTTTTTCTGCCTGCAAGGTTTTTACCTTGTAGGTGTCACCCTGTGCTTCCGCTTCCTTTATTTTTGCATCGTATTCCTTAGCGATTGCAAGCTGCTGCTCCTTGAAAGTGCCGTATTCCTTCAGATAGTCATAAAGGCTTTGTGTCTTCTTTTTTAATTGCGCCAAGTCGTAAGCATTCTCCTGTGCTTCCAAAGCTTCGTATTTTGCATTGATTAGCGCCTTTTGGTCTCTTGTAAGTGTTACCTTTTTGTCCAATCCACTGGCATAGAAACCCTCACTATTCTTGTTTTTGGGGTTTTTGTTATATGCTTGCTCAGCAGCTGCAACATTCGCTTTTAAAAGGCTCTTTTGCTCTTCCTCTATTGCGTGTTTCTGTTTCTCGTAATCGAGTTTGTGTTGAGCCACTTCTTTCTCACTTGCGCTTTCAAGTCGCGAAATGCCCGCTTCTTTTTCGGCCACATACAAGTCCCATTTTGTTTTTTCGCTTGCAGCAAGGTCCTTTGCTTCCCGTTTAGCTTCTTCTTCACGGAATCTGCGCTGCTGTTCTTGCAATTGCTTTAGCTTGTTTTGTCCGTTCTTGTCCTTAATAGCATTTTGCTCACCTATCGCAAGCCCTTGGTCCGTTGGCTTTGAATTGGCGAGCGTTCTTGTGTCTGACATTAACGACTGCAAGTATTTTTTATCCTCTTTCGATATCAATCCGTTGTTGGAGATTCTCTTTGCCGCCTTTAAGTAAGCTTTGCCAGGCGATTGCTCGCCCGCTTTTTTTAATTCTTCATTATATATTTGCTTTAGATGTTCTTGGCGTGACGTTCGTCTTTTGTCATTTACCATATTTTCTATAGTCAATGCGTTCAGAGGGCTTGCCAGAGGGCTTGCAATGAAGCCTAGTACCTTCAAACCCTTTCCTAACAATGCAGAAAATCGACTATTTCCTAATTTTTTGTCCAGTGAGGCTATACTACTTGCAATATAATCTACAACAGGTTTTATTCCCTTTTTTATAGCATTCGTAACCTGTCCTATTGTTTTCACAAAGTATGTACAGTATTCAACAAACGAGGCATATGCTGGGGTTAAGTTCGCATTTACCTCATGTGCCAGTGCTTTTTTGGCATTTTGCAATCGTTTTTCCACGTTTACCATCTTGCCTTCTGCCGCTGCCACGGTTGCCGCTGCACTCGCCTCATTGTCTAAACCGTCTCTCATTTTTGTTATAGCGGCGACGTTTTGCACAAATACTTTAGCGAGTGATGCTTGCCTTTTTCCTAATAGGGATGTTAACGTGTCATTGAGTTCTTGCGATTTTGCCAAATTAGAAAGTGCCTTTGTTGCACCTACGACCGCTGGATTATATTCATTTTTTGCTTGTGTAGAAAGTCGCGTCATCATCATAACATAAGAAGATGCCGCTTCATTTGCACTTCCAAATGTTCTTTTACCATAAGCTGCTGCTGCTGCAAGTTCTTTTAATGAAATACCAGCATTTTGTGCTCTGTTAGCTGTTGACGCCAGTGTTTGCGCCATTTCTTCATACGTTGCCGTTGATTGTTTAGACGCATTTATTATTATTGCGTTGTTGTGTGTTGCTTCAAGTGCCGACTGATGATATGCTCCGGCGATTTTTAGTTGATATTCGGCTGCTTTATCGGAAGTAGTGCCGAGTACGGTTGCTAAATCATTTGAATTTTTTGTAACCTCTGCTATTGCGTGTGCATTGTCTCGCAAACCTTCAAAGTATTTTACCCAACGTGTACCAGCTGCCGCCATTTCTTCAGCGCTGTGACTACTTGAGTATTCAATTTCGACAAACTGACGACGTAATTCCTCCAGTGTACCATCATCCAGATATGTCTTCAATGGCGCCATAGCAACACGCAAAGATTCTGCTTGTTGCGATAGCCATTGCACAGATTTGCCAATAGCGACAGCGACTGCACCATATATGCCAGCCTTGCCGACCATACCTAAAAGACCTGAAAAATTACCATTACTCAGATTGGAAAATACGCCTTGTGCCTTGCCAAATAACCCAGTTATATCCTTTCCTGACTTTTGGGCATTTTCACCAATTTTTTTTGTGTTTTCAGCAGTCTTCTTTGCCGTTTTGGCTACATCTTCATAGGACGTACCCATTTCGCGCAATTTATCCTTGCCTTGTATTATTTCTCGTGTTATTTCCTCTTGCTTTCGCTTGTTTTCTTCCGCTTTGTCACTGTTCTTGCCATAAGTCTGCACAATTTCGGAATACTCGCTTTTAAGTATTTTCAGTTGGTTTATGTCTTCCTGTATGATTGTGTGAATGTCTTCTTTTGACATTCCACTCCATATGTCAGCTGTGGATGTTTTTACTTCCTCAGACGCTGTGCGTAATTTTCCCAACTCTGCCGTAACTTCGGCAATTTGCTGTTGCTTCTCCTTGATTGCGTCACTCTCTGCGAAATACTCTTTAATGGTTGCAAATGGATTTTCGCCCTTACGCATTGATGTAATAAAATCGCCTCCCCAACCGTTAGCATGGTGTGCCTCCATTTGCTCCAACTGCTCGTTGAGTTTCTTTAGCTCGTCTTCTTTGGCTCGTATCGCATCAAGCGTTTTGTTTGTGCTTTCAGTTTCTCGCTTTTGTTCAGCTTCTGCTTTTTGCGCTGTAGAAGTGTACGCTTCTGAAAGTCGCTGCAAACTGCTTGCAATTTCATTTGCTTCGTTTTTCAGCTTGTTAGCACGTTCTAAAAGTGCATCGGCTGCCTGTGCGTTAAGAGCGTTGTTGCTATCGACAATATTGCCGTCAACGACCTTAAAAGTAGATGCCTCTTCTCTTGCTTTTTTCTCCTTTTCAAGCAAATTCGTCTGCTCGTCCATTAACTGACGATAACGTTCTTCGGCGCTCTCCTTTGCTTTTATATATTCGTTTTCGCTAATTTTGCCTTGCAAGACACGCTCCGTCAGCTTGTCAAGTGCCGCTGCCTCGGCGTTTGCTGTTTCGGCTCGCTGTTGGCTTGCTTCGGCTGCTTTTTGATACGCTTGCGTGCTGTCTTTTACAGCCTGTGTTTCTTCTCCTATCTTTTCTGCATTTGCACCGTGTGCCACGCTTTCAGTACCTACGGCTGCTGCCGCTCCAGCGTGAACAGTCGCATTTGCGCCAGTTGCTGCCGTTGATATAGACCGACCGGCATTCAGGGCATCAATAGCAGCATTGAGAGTACCAACATACTGCTGAGTACTGCCGAATGTACCCAACATTGATAAATATTCGTCGTTAAGTTTCTCTACTAAGCTCTGCTGAGATTTTAACTGCTCATTAATCTCATTCCATTTCTGAGAACCTTCAGTTGTTTCTGATAATCTTTTTTTAAGCTTATCGATGGTTGCTTCCGCAGTCTGAGCCTCCGATGCAAGTTTCTTTAATGCTTCGGGCGTGTCGGCGAGCGATTTGTTAATTTCATCGATACCTTGCTTTAAGGTCTGCACGGATTGCTTTGTCTTCTCGCTATCAGAAGCCGAACTTTGAGCAATTTCATTCAATGCCTTAGTCATCTTAGAGCTAACTTCATCCGTCTTTACTCCAAGTAAATTCAGGTCATTTATCAACTTATCAAAAGACTGCTGAATGTCAGTAATATCCAACTGTCCACTTATGCCAAGTATTTCGTCTGCTGCCATATTGTATTTATATTATCCCATCATATCCATAAAAAAGTCTGAGGCGTGTACTGACTTGTTAATTGATTGACGGTTAGTTGTGTTGACTGTGTTAGTGTTAACACTATTGCTGCCTTTGTCGTTATCCCATGTAGGAATGGAACGATTAAGAAGCATAATGTTTAAGTATGAGCGATTAAATACGACCTCCTCGTAACTCATACGGAAATATTTCATCACTGCTCCGACTGCTGCCCATGGGGAATCGTTTGTGGCTCCGTCATCACTACTGCTTGGGTGAGGAAAGTTATAGAGGTTAAGAAAAAATTTGCGTTAAAAGACAGACTGATAAATTTCACAAGCTCGTTGAATGCGTAGATGTTAAGATGCTTACGTATATATCGTCCAAACATGTATCGTTTCCAAGCCTTGCGAAAAGCACACACTATAAACACCTCGCACATAAGGCGTGCATCGTTGCCATGTGCTATAGTTTCACCAATGATATTTATCTTGTCGCCATCTTTCCACGATGGCTTCTTTATATCGTTAGCAAAAACCGACATTTCGTATATCTGCATAAGTGTAAGAGGCTTTATTTTAAAACTAAGCCAACCAACTTTTATTTTTACAGGCTTTTCCTTTAAGGTTTCTGCCGTACGTTTTTTGTCTGCTGTTTTCATAGTTATTAAAAAATTAAAAAGCGGTGCGGCTTGGGTTATGCCCTTACCTCACCGCTTGTATTAAATAAAGAAATCCGTATCATTAAACGTCACCGGTTTCTTTGTCTATTTCGGTTTTAACGTCTTCGAGCCGAGCCCAACGATGTCCACTAACCTTGTTGCCTTCTGCGTCAAACACACCCATCTGACGGAACACAATATTAAGGTTGGGTAATCCTGTTTTGCTGATAGAACCTGAGCGAGTGACGGTAAGCTTCATCTTTGACCACTGAAACACCTTTGCCGGAATATCGTCGAACGCCTTGGTCTTGATTTGTACAGCTTTGTAACATTCTGTCTCAGTTGGTTGCTCGTTATTCCATTTATTGTCGGTGGAAGTATAGCCAAGAATCGCTTGGAATGTCTCAGGTGACAAGTCGTAAGTCTGTACAGTAAAGCCTTTTGTTGCCGCTGACGAAGGAAGCTCTGCATATGGGTCTTCCGAATCCTCAATCTCCACGTCATTGGTGGATGGTGCGCTGTCATTAAACGTCAACGAACCGGAAACGATAGCTTTGAACTTAAACGGGAAACTGGTAGGATAAGCACCATTTGCCGCAGGATCGGCAATGGCAAATTCGCCTATGCCATACACACCGTTTTTTCCATTTTTTGCCATATCTTAGTCTTTTAAATTGTTATAAGTTACGTTGAATTTTAAATTAATGTAATAAGTGTTATCGTTATCGGGTGTAGGTCGCGAATCAGAATAAAATTCAAAATACGCACCATCGAGGTATGTGTCCTTCTCAAAAAAAACGAGGATGTTCTTTGCTATGGTTTTTAACCTTCGTGTGTTTGGTTCGTCGCTGGCTGTTCTCTTAACGTGTATATTTACATTTACAACGCCCTCGTTTATTGTATCTTGCTGAACAAAAGGTAGATGGTTAATAACGACATATTCATTTAAGCTTGATTTTTTTGGAATTTCGTATTTAAAAACCCCAAGCTCATTTATGCCGATACTTTTGCTCTCCTTTTTCAAAAGCCTGTACATTGCACATACAGCGTCATCCCCTAACATCATACGTTTTGCATATAAGTTTACAACCATAATTTGAGATAGCGACGTTTGAATGTCACAAATCCTTTTACTTCCAATTCTTTGCTGATAGTCCCATCTTTCTTGGTTATGAATACCTTATCGCCTTCGCGAGGCAGCATTTTGTATTTTGCCTTTGACAGCGGAGCAATCACCTCATACGAATAAGCATATTGCGAACCATCTGCCAATGTTATCAACCTTGCACTTGTGTTTGGGAGTATAATACACTTGCCAAAATCATAAAAACGCGTTGCACTTGCCTCAATAGGATTTCCATCCTCGTCGTAGCCACTGCCGGCATTCTCGTTGGGCATGTCAAAATTTGGATTTCCATCCTCGTCCATGTCGTAGAATTGTCCACCAATTTGTACATACCCGACATTATAGATTTTAAGCTGAATTTGCATCTTGTCCTCAAAATTCATGCTTTCTCCTCCTTACCATACTTTTGAACTTCTCAACCAATAATCATCCGAATCACTATTAAGCACAAGGTCAGCATCCAATCCGGCATCCTTGGCGATAGACTTAATCATATCGTCAATCAAGCTATTCTTAGCTTTGTAGCCTTGTGATATGCCACCCACATTCTCGCTTGAAAGCACACGCATCTTGTAAAGAATACGCATTGCAGCATAGGCTACGGGCTTTTTTACAGACACAGAATATGCATCATCAACACTTGCTGTGATAGTGTATTTATCGGCTGCGTCGATAAACATCTTCTCTATTGCTTCATCAGAAGTAGAGAAGGGCTGAATTTCGCTTGCGATAGCTTCTGAGATTGTCATGCTGTCCTTGTCTTAATGTTACAACTTACTACATTTAGAGTTTTCCAAGCCCACCTTTACTTGGTTGTCTTGAGAATATAGAGGTCGTTCAAGCCGTTAAAAACAGGCTGTGCCCACATATCGTAGTTAACATGATAGCCTGTATTGTCACGCCAGTAGCCTACGAGATTGTCATCATGAGAAGAATATGAGACGTTAGGAATAGGATCCTTTAGCTCCAATGGGTCTGAAATCTTCATAACGGCAACATTATCAGCACACTGTGCTATTACTCGGTCATCAACGATAAGGTTGACATTAGAGCCGTCGGCGAGGGTTACAAACTGGTCTTCATCAATCTGTATTACAGGCAGCAGTACGGAACGCAGATAAGTGTTTATCTGGTCTACCGTAAGCATCGGCACAGCAGGATTTAACTGTACAGTACCGAGGTTAAGCTTGAACGTGTCCTTGATTTCCTTTGCCTTGCACATTTTAAAGAATGTGTTTTCGGACATACGGAGCTTCTGAATCTTGCGACCCTTCTTCTTCGCCTCGTCCTTGAGCATCTTGATGTCAGCAATTGGAGTTGCATTTTCGTCTCCCCAATTCGTAGAAACGGTTAGCTGCTTAATGCCGAGGTCAAAGGTGTAAGACACATTCGCTTTTGCGTTGTTAGCGCGAGAGACTGTCTGCTTGCCCGTGTAAAGTCCCTCATAATAAAGCATGTCAAGACGCTTGTGTGGTGCAATGACGGCACGTTCGTACGGACGGAAAGAATATTTGATAAGCTTATCGTACTGAGCATTGAGCTGTGCCTGTGTGTAGTTACGTCCAGTCATATCACGGTAACGACCTTCGAGCTGTTGCATCTGGTCGAGATATTCGTTGTCAAGCTCCCACTCGTCACCATAGCGACCGACAGAACCTGTCAACTGACCGAAGTCTGGCATGTGGTGTACCGGTTTCGCAGCATTTTTGGCGATAACAGAACCGACCATAGCAGCAGTGTACTCCGCAAGATTAGCCTGATAAACCTTAGCTGCGCAATAGTCCACCTGCTTAATCTCGTTTTTCCACAAAGCCTTGTATGTCGAGGTCTTCATGTTCTCGTCAATATAGGTCTGAAAAGACTTCGGGTCTAATAGCTGTTTGAGAATACTATTCATACCTTTTCTATATTTTTTGTTATTGTTATCCTATTAATAATACCTGCTTGTTACTGAATCTTAAACAATGCGATACCATTGGCGTTCAAACCAGCCTTGATGTCTGCGTTGACAGGATAGGGTAGTGATGCTTCCTCGACCTCCATAACTCGGAGTGTAGGCTCAACCTGTTGCGAAGCGTCCTTGTCAAGCTCCTTTGTTGCGTAGGTAAAGCCAAGGAGCACGTCCGAATCCTTGTTGTAGTCAGTAACAATATCGTCTGCATTGATTGCAGCTTCGAGTCCTGCTGAAAGCGTCACGGTGTCGAGTGTCGCGCTTCTTGCGATAGAAGAGATTTTCTTACCGCCAATGGTGTCACCCTCTTTAAAGAGAGAACCGGGTGCGAGTTTCACTGTCTTTGTGGCAGCATCCGCTTTTTCCGTAACTTTTGCACTCTTTACAGCCACAGCCTTACCACCCGTGCCAAGCTTGACAACAGTGCCCTTGGGTAGCCATTTGAGTTCGGCTGGAAGATTGCTTTGGTCAAGGTCATAGCCGCCCTGTCTTACGACGCACTGCTCTTCCCACCAAGAACCTTCCTTGATGTCGGTAGGCACACTCTTTTTGAGGTACATTCCTTTATAAGCCATACTTTACTAATTTTTAAATTTTACTTTGATTTACTTTGCAGCACCATCGGGCTTAGGAGCATTGCGCTCGGCAAAACCCTCCATGCGCTTGATAAAATCCTGCTGCTCGGTCTGAGGTGTACTTGTTGTCGGAGCTGTTACGAATGTGCCGCTTGCAACCAAAGACTGCTTCAACGCGGTGTAATCGTTTGTAATCTGCTCAACGACATTGTCAAGGTTTTCTTCTTTGTCGAGCGTGTAACGGGAACGGAATACTTCTGGAACATCCTTCAGCTTTTCGTTGCCTTGCAGCAAGGTTGACAATCTTGTCTTTTCCTCTCGTTCTTTGTAAGGTGCGAGAGCGGCAGCAACGACTTCTGAAATAACTTTCTGCTGCTCTTCTTTTGACGCGGCAATCATTTTCGCCACAGCATCCATTGTAAGCGGTGTGTCCATTGGAGAAGTCGGAGGTGTCGGAGGCGTGGGTGGTACTGGAGAGTCTGTCGGTTTTACCCATCCTTTGTACTTCGCTTCTATCTCACTGACTGCTCGGTTAAATGACGATTGCATCATGCCGACATAAGGTTCGACTGCCGTAATAGCTTTGGTAACGTCCTCGTCTGTTGACTCATCTGTTAGGCCACGACCTGCGATAATCTGGTCTACCAGCTTTGAAAGTTCATCCTTCTTCAAACCGTACTTCGCGAATGACGTTTTGCAAGAAGCAAGCACTTTTTCTTTTATTGCCATAGTGTAATTCTGTTTAAACGTTAATGGATATTTTTATCTGACAACAAAATTACATTATAAACAAATGCGCGTAAAGAAAATTAAAAAGGCTGTGTAAACAATTTTGATTTAGCGTGTTTTTCTTTGGCTTGCTTGGCGTTTTCATATGCTGATATATAAGTTTATATCGGCGTAAAGATATTGCAACAGACGCAAAATAAAACGGGTTACAGCGCGTTTGTTAGCGTTGTAACCCGTGATAATTTGTTATTTACAAGCTTCTACAAGCCTGTTTATATCGTAGCGTTATCCAAGTTTTCAATGTTTTGCTCTATGTTGACAGCTATAGCGTCACGGAGCGCACGAACAGTCGCAATTGTTGCATTAATCACGTTTTCTCCTTCTTCTTTGTCTTCAAACAGGCTTATGGCCCGCTCTTGCAATTTCATGCAATCCCGGAGAAGACAAAGCATGTCCGAGGTTGTGTTGCTCACTGTGAATACTACCTCGCTGTTATTTGTTGATTTATTGTCGTTCATAATTTACTCTGATTTAAATGGTTCGTGTTACTTGTTTTTGTTGTCTCCTGTTAATTCGGCAATAGCTCGCTTTACATTAAAGTCATTGTTGTAAAGCGCAATGATAAATCGCTTGCCACGCTGATTCCATACAAGGGTCGTACTTGTTAATGTCTCACCATTGCTTGACTGATAGTTGTAGGTGCGTGTACCTGCCAAGTTCCAACCTTTATAAGGCATCTTTAAGTGCCATTGTCCCGATTGTGAGTAAATTATGCCTAAATCCTTTAGCTTTGCGTGAGCGTGCCGTGATGTGCAAGTCGTCGGCAACTTGCGTTGTTGTAATGCAAGTTGTAGAAGCAAGTGTGTTGTCGTAGTATTCTGCCTTAGGTGCGGCTACTGTTAGTTCCTTCTTTTGCAAGTTGATAGTTTCTGCTTGCTGTTCGGTTTGTGTTTCAAGCTGTTTGATGCGTTCCTCACGCCGTGCAAGAGTTCTCTGAGCGATAACGTAAGCGCGAGCCATAATATCCTCGTCGCTATCGTTTTCGTTTGTTGCGATGTAACCTCCTTTGATGCGGATTTCATGGAGGATTTTCTTTACACCTTTCTTGAATTGTTTGGCGATTGGCTTGCGCGATTGCATGAGCAATTCATACAATCCATCTTCGGTTAAGAACCATGTTTCTCCTTGTAAGCCGCATAGGTTTAACCTATGCACCTCTTCATTGTCAATTCTTTTTACAAGGTCAGGAACATTTTTAATTCCTAACCAGGAAGCGACATCCTTTGCCCGAAACAATGGCTGTTCTACTGTACCCCATACATCAATTTCCTTGTCAAGGAAAGTTGATTTGTTGATAATTTTTAATTCGTTCATTTTGCTAAGATTTTTTGAACGTAAAACTAAGCAGACACATAAAGGGCGTACTGCTACCCTCTGTTCAATCCCTCTTAGCTGAATGGGACGCATACACCATTACAATGTATACGAGGGGCAATACGCCTATGTCGTATTTCCAAGAAAGTCGAGCATAAAAAATGCCCTCCCAATGTTGGAAGAGCCGCTAACCTCAACCAACTAAGATTTTTTGAACGCCACAAAATTATAAATTATTCCGTAATGTACAAAATTTTTCTTGAGATATTTCTTATAATTTATTTTTCTATTATTTTTAACGTTGCAAAATTAATAAAAATAGACGTAAAAACCAAGAAAACTAATAAAAATATTAATATTTAGTATATATTTTATATTGATATAAATTTGTATAAAAATCATTTTAATAATTTACTATTAAACAAAATTTACTACATTTGCAGCATAAAATTATTGCTTATGGAATTTTTTAAAATACTTGAATGTCTTTTGAAACGACGCAGTGTCATTAAAACAGAAAATGCATCGTCAGTGTTTAATTCATGTACAGAAGAAAAGCCTGTTGTCGAATCTTCCGTGCCTACTTCGTGTGTGATAGGAAATATGGTTTTAAATAAAGAATACGATAACGCTATTTTAACAGGAGAAAGGATATTATCAGAATGTCCAGATGATTATTTTGCGCATTGTAATTTAATGGTGGCTCTATACAAAGTAGGAGACATAGAAAAATGCAATAAAGAAGCAAAGCTCGCTATCATTAAAGGGCATCATACAGGATTTTGTGAAAATAGACTTTCTATAAATCTATACAAACAAAAAAAATATCATCAAGTTATACAGTTGGCAAATATTTTAGAAAATCCAAGGGTAGGATTGCTTTTTGATGATGTTCATAAAAGAAAACTTAGAGCATTAAAACATATAAAAGAAGCTCTCGACACAGAACATGATATTCTTTTTACAGAAAAAGAAATAGAAGAACTTTATGAAAATGTGGAAAAACTAAAAAAACTACGCACGTGGTACTTAAATACAAAAAAGAGACTACATGAAATGTGTTATAACAAAGAAAATTATAAACGCTTGTTTGATGGTGATGAAGAAACGAAAAAACAAATGGATAAATGTCAATCTTTAATGGCAGAATTAAACAGAAAATATGGCTATTTGCAATAATTGAAAATGTTCGAGATGTTGTGTATTAATACATCTCGAACAGTCTATTATATAGATATATATTCAATACCTTTCTTGGGATTCTTTTTAGCTCTGTCAAGACCAGTCTTGCCATGCAAGTTCCCCAGTGATTGAGTACATGATGCATTGAAAAAGTTTCCACAAAAAGAAACACCACTCTCAATTTGCGAACCTCGCAGTTTTTGCGGCACGGCTTTGTAATAAAAACAAGTAAAATCAATAACAGGATTCACACCTGCAAGCCGCCCTTGTACGGCTTATTTATATTATATGTATTATTTTACGGCAGAGGTGTTTTTGAATTTGTTGATAAAATAGCACTGTCCCTTGCCAGTCACCTTTGTTGTGATTGTTGTATGCATAACGCCATCATTTCCGCTACGCACACCCTTCTTTATCTCGAAAAGTCCTTGCTCGACATATTGTTGGTTGGGGATATTGTACCGTTCGCCTTTCTTGCCAAGATAGCCATTGTTCCGCAACCATTCAAACAACTTGTTCTGACCTATTGTAATGCCATTCTGTGTAAGAACTTTTGCAAGTTCCCCAACAAGACAGCTTGCCTTGCTTCCAACAATAGCATCGGCAAATGTGACCTTAGGCTGCATTTGCATGACCGCGCCACTTAAAACAACGATTTCATGCGCTGATTCTTGCAATGCCTTTTGCTGTCGCTCAATTTTTTCTTGTTGTTCAGCCGCGAGGCGCAGAGCTTCGGCAAATGTCTGTGGCAGTCCATACTTTCCTGTTTTGCGGATTGAGGGAAGAACTTCTGATGTTACCCATTTACGGAAAGGTTTGACTTTATCACTTTTACTATAAAGTACAACATCATAAAATCCGCCTTCAGTAACAAAGGTTGCCGTTGTATTGCCTGACGTTATACCCTCTCCAATATTTAGGGCGTGTAAATCAATGAGTTGCACGTCTGCTGTGTCAAGTCGTGATTTTACAGTAGACGGATTTGTTAGACCTAATACTCGGCAAATGTCTGCCAAGCAAAACAATGGCTCTTCACTCGTCCCTGCTGTTCTAATCTTTCCGAACGCAGGATTTTCAAATATTTTTATCTCGTTCATGTTTGTCGCTTTTTATTTCGTTCCAGTAGAATTAAATCCGTGTTCGCCTCGTTCGGTGTCTTTGTCTATTGTACCTATTTCTAACGTCACGCTGGGAACTTGAACAATGCGCATTTGAGCTATTTTCGTGCCAGCAGGAATAAAAACGCCATGATTACCTCTACTACACAGCTCAGGCGTTGAACCGCAACCGACACGTAAAAGAGCGCACACTTCACCGGTATAACCACAGTCAACAAGACCGACAAGCACGTCTGCATCTATTCGAGCATCAATGCTTCCATTTTCTGTTCTCACCTTGCAAGCCATGCCTTTCAACGACATTCCACTTCGTGGTTGTATCACAGCAGCGAGGTGTGGCGGTAGCTGTATTTTAAAGCCGAGAGGTATTGCCGTTCGCAAATAAGGGACAAGTTCTACATCTTCTCTTGTAAAAACGTCAAAAGCTGCATCTGTTGCGTGTGCTTTTTCAGGCATCTTGCCACCGCACAATTCAATTTTAATCTGTTCGTTCATATCTATTCTTGTGATTTAATGTTTATTTCAGGTGTCCACAATGCCATTTAGAGCAGATAGGGCAAAGGTATATTTTATAACCTGATGCTTTCAGCTTAGGATTCTGCTCAAGAAACTCTGCCGCCGTTTCTTTGCTTTCGTAGGCTACTTTAGCTTTCCACGAATTGCTGTGCTGTTTCCGTGTCCAATGACGAGGATCTGGACGCAACGGTCTTACGTTGTCTTTGTTCCTTATCTTTCTATTTTTCATATATCAAGATTTACATTAAAAAATTTCTCCAATGTTTCCTTGTAATATTGTTTATCATATTCGATTAAACCATTTTTGTAAGCACTCATAAATTCTGAATGTTTTGAGCACATTATTTCAGCGAACACCCATTCATAGACAGAATTAGCCCATTTGTGAACAGAACTATTAGGATGTGTTTCAAGATATTTAGCAGCACTACGAATGTATTGTCGGAGCATTCGTGGATGCTTTCTAAAGTCCTCAAGTCTTTTTTTAGGTGATTTTAAAGGGCAACACATACAACCAAGTCGTTGTGTAATATCTATTGTTCCATCATCACGATAATACAAAGGGTGTAGTTTTATGCCTCTTTCTTTAATAAATTCAAGTTCTTCTTCATCACTCCAATCGAGTATAGGCAATATTTGTTGTACACGACCGCCTTCTTTTTTGTTATACACCCGACAAACTACAGGCTCGTTGTAACGTGCGTTTCTTGCTCGAGATTCGCATTTTCTAACGCCAATAACGGAATTGTATAGAATTGGGTACTCTTTCAATACGCGACAACAAAATCTCATGAAACGATTAGGCATTCCATTGTCTTCTACAAGTTTAAAAAATTTTTGCTTAGGTCGTACAATTTGTACTTCATTGTCTTTACAATGTTTTATAGTACCAGGAGGATCTATTGTTGTGCATTTATATATTGCCTTGAAGTTGATTTTTGCCATACGAGCAAGCTCTAATATTACGTCAGAATCCTTACCTCCACTGTAAGCAATTTCTATTGGCTCACCGTTATGGGAGGGGATAGATTGTAGAAGCTTTATTGCTTGCTGTATCTTTTTATTTAAATTTTCTGTCATGTAAATTCTTTTTTATAAGTTCAATTTTCGCCTTTACTTTGTTTATGTTACGTGCATCGTGGTTGCTTAATCTTACAACATGATACCCCATGCGCCAAATTCCTGCGGAACGGTTGCTGTCTTTGCGCTTTTGCTTGTTGGTGTAATGGTAGCCGCCGTCAATTTCCATAATTACCTTCAGCTCCGGCAAATAGATGTCTGCAAAATACAGCTTGCGTCCAGTTGCTATAGGCTGCTGTCTAACGGCCTTATATCCGAGTAGCTCACAGTTGCGTATAGCTGCTTTTTCTGCTTCACTCGTCTTTGACATAAGGTCTTGGCGCATCCGATTAATCAATGCTTTGCTTGGCTTCATTGTCTTAGGCATTTAGGCACGTACTTCTCAGTGTATTTCTTGCGGAGATATTGAATTACCTGTTCTTTGTTTTTCAAAAAGCCATCGTTTATGAGCATTGCTATTTGTCGTTCCATTTCAAACAGCTCCTTTTGTTTCTGCTCTTCGCCATAGTCATTCCGTATTTCCTTCTGATGATTGTTGAACACCACCCAATTTATAGCTTTGGCGATTTGTGGCATTTGTTGCTTCATGTTGTTTGGGGCAATAATTTTGCCTACAGCAGACGACAGGGCTTTGTAGGCTTCTCCTGCTTCGTTTCTATAGGCGAGCATCTGGTCGGAAACAAACTTGAGAACCTTTACCTTGAATACTGGATTCAGCCACATGGCAAAATCAATAAACATAAGTGGTAACATCCATGTACCACCTCCTCTGTCACTTCTTGCCTTGGATTTTACATACACGGAATTCCGACATGTAAAATTTTCTTCTTTCATTAGAGCCGTTATAAACTCTTGTGTTGCAGCATTTTCAAGATAATGTGCAATAGTCTTCTGTTGACCGTTACTTTCATTCCATTGTTTTAGCAATGCAGTAGCATTAAACATTCCGTCCTTTGTCCGCTGTTCAACTATATAGTTTGCAAGCTGCCGCTTCATTATCTGATTTGTTATCATAACTTGTATTTTTATCGATTGTCCTTTTTAAGATTACGAATAATGCGCATAGCATTGTCAATAGCTAAGCCAAACAATGATGGTGGTGGCATTGTTATATTAGCACCTCGTCTCCATTTTTGACAGTAATGCAACAAACGAAGCGTTTCTTTTCTGGACATGATAAACGTGTAGTATCTACACAAATCACCGCAATAATGTTCTCTTTTGACTATATCGCAATAACCATATCCATTTATATCTTCGTTTTTAAAGTATGGGCATTCACCGCAATAAACTTCTTTAACTTTGTCTTTGTCCATTCTTTGATGCCTCCTTTCTTCTTTGCTGCTTTAAATAATAGTATTGCTGTTTAATCATAGCGTCGCGTATGGTGTTTGCAACCTTTTCTATAACGAACTTTGGCGTGTCCGCTTTGCGAATAAACACAGGATGATAGCCACGCTTGTGACGGCGATAGAAAATATCATCGTCTGCACCCTCGATTTTAATGGAGACCTTCGTGTCAATAATGAAGCAGTCGCTATGTCCATTACGATGACGACGACGAGCTTTCCATTTGATGCCGTTTTCATCAAGCCATTTCTTAACTTTTTCGAGCTTTGTTGAATTTTTCATAGAGTCTATATTTTTTATAATCTAATATAACCATGCATTATGCGCCCTGTGTGAAGCACGAGGAGTCATTAAAGAAAATATATTACTTGTAATGGAGTATGTATTAGCTGCAACGTTATAAGCATAGTTACGAGTAGTGAATCTGAAACCAGGAACAGGATATCTGTTCACTCCATGCATAAAAGTAGAAAAAAAGTGGCTCTGTAAAGCAATAAAGCCTTTTTCTACCGCATATTTCACATATTCAAATGCTGTTTTTAACGAAACTCCAAATTTTCGCGCAATTCTTTTGTACGATAACCCCTTCTCGCAATAGGTCTCCCCATAGCCATACCTCCTTTTAATGGTGCGAGCCTTTTTGACAACATCAGCGCGTCTTGATTCGCGAGCCTGTAGAATGGTACGTCTACAAAAGTTCTTGCGGGATTGAATTATGCACAAAAGAATGGCGTATAATGATTTTTCTACATCTTTAAGTGTGTCATAACAAATATCTGTGATATTAATGTTTCGTTCGATGTGCTTTGAAACGACTGAACGAAAAACAAGCGACGATCCTTCGAAATCAACATATCCGAGCCTATGTAATGTCGCAATGCGTTTCTTTATTGTGTACGCATGTATGCCCGTTATATTTGACAATTTGTTATATGTCCATTTTTTCAGGACGTTTTGACTGTATTTATGATAAAAGAAAAGTACAAACGCAATAGCTTTCAGAGATTGCTTGTCTCTGAAAAGGCTGTTTGCGATGCTGTATCTTAACTTTTTTACCATACGTTAAAAAAATAGCCTCTCGTTGCACTAAGTTGACAATGTGTGCAATGAGAGGCATATGTTATATTTAACCCTGCTCCTTTTGGATTGGGAAATCCATTCTTTTTTATTGTCAACCTTTTTTGATGCCATAAAATTAATATAAATATTAGTATAGAGGCTGTTTTTAATATTAAAATTTATTAAAACAGAGAAATAAACTAAGAAACATTTTGCTATATGAAGATAAAATATTAATTTTGCGACGTGAAAACTAATAAATAATTTAAAAGGAGATACAGTTATGATTTATTGCATTTACAACAAGCAGACTGACGAAGCTCGTCACACAACAAACAAAGGGTTTGCAATGAAGCTCTTTAATCGAATTTCTTCCGGATACCTTTCTGAGGTAACGGACAACGGCGAGACAATCATCTGTGAGAAATAACACAGCGAGGTACAATGTCTCGCTACAAAACAAACGAATATGACAGATTACATGGACCCCCACAATTGGGATGAAGAACAAGTAAAAGAAGCCAAGATTACTATAGTGTGTTCTTGCGCAATCATAGCGGTTATGTACGTGGCTATGTGGGTATTTTATTAACAAAAACAAAAGATACAACAATGGAGATTACAACAACAATGGTGCGTTTTCGTTGCCCGAAGGCAATGATGGATATCAAAACACCAAAAGCGCAAATGTTCTCTTTTGGAGAGGGAAAAAATCAGAAAGTTTGGGTTCCGGAAAACAAAATCATCGTGAAGCCAAGCAACGTGTCGGAAGATTTAAATGAGTGTGTCATGCCAAAGTGGCTGTACGGCAAAACAATGCTTCCAATGTACACGCAAGTGGACGAGGAGTTCTTTCACACAGAAAACGTGGAAACACTTTAATCATAAACAAGTTTAACGTAACAACAAATTAAAATGGAAACAACAATGTATTCAACAATGAATGTAGCTACATCTAACAACTTGGTCGCTGATTCTACAACAGAGATTGGAGTAGCAGGTGGTAACGACCGTCAGTTCCTTGACTTCGACATAAGCAAGGTTCAGACGCTGACGCTTGAACAGCTCGCACGCACGGAGAAAGAAAACGACTACAACGGAAATCCGTTGCTGGGCATTTATCATTTTCAGCTTATACAGCAGATACAGGAAATGTGCGCCGAACGTGGCTATCGTGCCGAGATATGGGATTTGTTCGCTGCCAACAACAAAGACCGAAGAGCGCCTGGTGTGAGTCGTCTTCCACAGAAGGAAGAAAAGTTTGGAGAACGTGCCATAGAAGCACATATCTTACGACGCGTGTATTGCAATATTCGCTTATACGACCTTGATAAAGGTGAGGGTGATGATGCCATAACAACAAATCTTGCTATCTCGTATCATCAGAAAGGTTTGCAAGTTGGTATCGGACGCAATGTGGTGATATGTCATAACCAGACAATGCTCAACCGTGAGCAATATGCTGCTACGTATAAAGATGGTAAGACTCCCGGCATTTCCATTAGCGAAATGCTTGATAAGGTGGCGAGTTGGCTCGATAATCTGCGAGGTATCGCAGAAAGCGACGATGAACGAATTGAGAAAATGAAACGTCGCGAGATTAGCGCACAAGAAATGTTCACAATCATAGGTATGCTTACATCATTACGCGTAGCTTCGGAGACAAAGCACAAATGCATACGCAACAACAACACTATACCGCTCAACCAAGCACAAATAGGGCGCATAACAGAAAAGATGATGCTTGCATATAATAGCAAAGGCAAGGTGACAGCGTGGGATTTCTACAATGCCGCTACGGACATGTACAAGTCGGCAACGCTCGACCAGCCAATGATTCTTTCACAGAATTTGGCTATGGTGGATTTTTTAGACAATCATATATTGTAAAACAATTTGTTTTTTCTGTCACGTCGTGAGACGTTCTTCTATAATTGGTATAAAATAAAGTTTTTAGTTCGTAAGCCCTACGGCGGTAGGGCATTTTATAACTCGGAATAATTCATCCGTCACGGGACGGTAGGTTGCAAAGTTTTCCGTTGTAGGATTGACAGCCATAAATGTTAAAATGTTAGAATAGTTAATCGTGTGAGCAGCCTGTAAATGCACGGTGTGAATATAGGTTCGAATCCTTATTCCGAGACTAATTTAAAATTGAATGGAAATATGGAAACAATAAAGATTTGGCATACAGCCACGGAAATTCCTAACGGAAAAGATAGCTATATCTTTAAATGGAAAGACCATAATTCTTATAAGTTGGTTCGAGATAAAAGTTGGGTAGAAAGCCGTTTACAATCCCCAACATATTTTGATAAACACATAGAACGGTGGGCTTATATAAAAGACCTTGATTCTATTTGTGAGCAACTTCAACATGATCCGATTGATTGGGAGCAACGCGAATACGACCTTGCTAAGGATATGTTTTCAAAAATGATGGTCGCTTATAATACAGATATAGATAATGTCAGATGTTTCCGTGGCACAGTACAAAATATCGCCTCACTCAAAGGCAAGACAGAAGCAGAGTATCTTGCTGATGTCGCAAAAGGCGCAGCCAGTGTATTTATAGAAAGGTACAAAAAATATTAAGCAATGTAAAATGGAAATGAAAACGTGTGAGATATGCGGACGAACTTTGTCACTGTCCGCTTTCTCAAAGTCCTACAAAGGACGTTGCAAGGAATGTGTGGCAAAACTAACAAGAGATAAGCGTAACTGTACGGCAGTCACCACTCATAAGCCGATAGATTGGGAGCAGCGTAGATACGAGATTGCTAAGGATATGCTTTGCGCTATCTATATGGACGAAGGGAACGAAAGGCGCAGCACAGACCCAGGCATTGAGTTTGAGTACCAAAGTTTGGAGGGTAATGCGAGGGAAGCTGTTAGATACGCTAACGTACTTATTGAAGAACTTAAAAAGCAGAACAATGGATAGAGAATTTTTCTTTCATAAAGTTTATCAAATGCGAGCAGCACAGCGTGAATATTTCAAGACGAGGAATAGTGCTGCACTCGTCACAAGTAAACGGTTGGAGAAATGTATCGACGAAGAGATAAAAAGAGTTAAAGCGATAATGGCTGACAATGCCAAATCGCATTACGAACTCGTAGATACCGGTTATATGAAAGATAAGGAATGGATAAACTGCCATATTATTGATAGTTTGGATTATTTCTTCTGCGATGCACAGAATTTAAAGCAGGAAACTTTCGATACACACATTGAAGAGAAAGGATTTGCTTGCATGTACGATTTTCCTACTCTTGTTATTAACGATGTGGGTGATTTATCAGATGATGATATGTTGGAGTTTAAATATCAATTGATTGATGGTAAATATCATGTGTCATTCTTGGATAGATTAAAAGGTTAACTAATAAAATATAGAAATGGAAAAAGAAAACTATGGAATCAAACTAAATGCTCTAAAATACCAGAATGCTGGTGTTATGAGCATTAAAGGACGCACGGGAACGAAACGTTGTCTTGTCGTACCTATTGAAGAGAATCATCTTTTTGTCAGCGCAAATGCAAATGGTACTCCTAAGGCTGTCTATCTGGATTTGAATGCTTTTGCCTTGCGTGAAAGCAAATATGACCAAACGCACCTTGTAAAGCAGTCTTTACCGAAAGAAGTGCGTGAAAGCATGACAAAGGAACAACTGGATGCAATGCCAATACTCGGAGGCATGAAACCATTTGACAACACGCCAGTTAATGCGGCTGCAACTTGTGATGCTCCGTTTGCACAGTCAGTGAATGATGATAGTGATTTACCTTTTTAAAAAATAGAATATGGGAAGATACAAAAAAACAGAAAAACCTACAGAGAATGAAGCACCTCAGTTTGTTCCACCAATGGAAACATTAGAGGACGAAGCGAACGAACCACGTATAATACCTCTTATAGCAAGTGAGGATGTTCCTTTGCATAAAGGTGGCGTTATTGTGCCGACTGTTATTAACATAGCATGTTTTGGAGACGCAATCATTACATCTACACAAGACAATGCCATGAATGGTTTGCTTGTAGAGGAAAACAAACGCCTTACATCTTCTTTTGTTGTGCCAATGTCAATAATTACTGGTAGCAGCAAAGTAAACGTTGTTGTCAATGTATGCGAAGAGGTAAACATACTACGACAAACCCAGTTTGGCACTCGTATGGACAATCTCATTATTCCTGCCGGAACACACGTCGCAGACCTTGTGCTGTTGTAAAGTGAACGAAGCATGTGCTGTGCAATATGAAATGTCAGCACATGCATAAACTAAAAGTAATGGAAAAGATAGAACATATAAAAGAATTGAATGCTCAATACCGCAAGCTACGCAAGGAAGAGCTTGTGTACTCAGTGGAGTTGAAAGCCACAGATGGTATTCATGCCATAAGCAATAGAGAAGTAATCGTTAAAATTATAGATTTGTTGATACGTGAGTCACAAAAACAAATAGAAAGCGAGGTGAAGTAGAAATGAAAGACAGAAGAAAGCAGAGAAAAAGGGTGCTTGTATTGCAATTTAAAGGTTCAAAGATAGAAAGAGCATATACATCTTCCTTTCAGCTTGTCGCTGAAAATGGAAAAGACGTGTTAGGGGTTGGACGTGGCGCAATAATGAATGCCATATCAAGGAATAATGGTTTTTTTGAAAACGACAAGTGTAAGATTTATTATCGTCCAATTGAACAAAAACGTTGGACAAAATGGATGTAGAAAATGGAAGATATTGTAATAAAAAAAGATGGTGATCACGGTTTCGATGTTTGGCAGGGTGATAAACATAGCGACCATTTAGGCTTTGACGAAATGCTTGGTCTTATATCAGCTTTGACAATGCCTGAAAATAGACCATGTCTTCAATGGATGCGCACAGAAGAAGAATGGAGGCAATGGCGTTCTACTGTGGATGATGCAATTAGCAAAAAAAATGACGCAGAATTTGAGTAAATGGCAGCTTCTCCTATTGAAGCACAATCAGCGTGCCAAACCTCGGCACGTCGAGTCTGGCATTCAACAAGCTGTCGTACAATGGTTTCGCTTGCAATACCCACGGTATATAATAGCTGCTATTCCTAATGGCGGCTTTCGTAATGCGAAAGAAGCAACGATAATGAAGCGTGAGGGGATTCTTGCCGGATTCTCCGACCTTATCATAATAGCCGAGCATAATGTGTTGTTCCTCGAAGTAAAAACGCCCGATGGCAGACTGTCTGAGAAACAAAAAGAATTTCAGAGAAAGGTCTGCGCTCTTGGTTTTGAATATATGGTTTGTCGCTCGTTTGATGAATCTGCACTTGCAATCGAGCGATGGCTAAAAGTAATATCAATGAAGTAAATGTAAATAAAAGAGATACTCAATGTCGCAAAAAGAATATTTTATAAAATCAAATAATAAAGATGCATACGCTGTCAAGACGGCGGGAGGCTATGAATTGTGGTCTAATGACCGCAGGCTTCACATCATTATTGAGAAAACAACGGCTTTTAATCCATTCAACAATTCACAGCAGGAGGTGTATGTTACGAAGTGTTGGATGTTCTATGTCAGTAGTTGGGAGTGTGGTGACAATAGCACAACCGTTACATCAATCGACGAATATATCAAAGAACTTGCATTTTCGCCTTACTTTACAGTTGCTGTTAATGAGTATCGGCAACAAAACAATATATCAGAATAAAATATGCAAAATCCAATAAAATGTTATAATGTAGAGTCTTTTGGCAGCATTCATAAAGTGTATGCCGACCAGTCTGTTGATACTGAATATATACAAGAAACGCTAAACATTGGCAAGGTGTCGGTGTTTCAGTTCTCATACACGGAGTATTTGATAACGGACAACTGGCTTATCTATATGGAGGACTATTTACGCAAGAAAGGGTTATTTAAGTTTAAGACTAAGAAGCTTTTTCGAGATGCACAGCGTTCTCTACGCAGCATAATAAAGACAGTAGAACAAAGTTCTGAACCTGATTATTGCAACGAGTATGCCAACCAGTTATACGACATGACAACACCTATCTTGAAAAGGCTACATGAGCAGATATCCAAAAAGTTAGCAAACCTTGGTGTGGGCAGACCTGGTCTTTGTGCCTTGATAATAGTAGTCCAAAACCTTATATGTATGTCAAGCGACACTTTTGAACATATATTCAAGCGAATACAGGAGATAAGGCATATTGATGTCCGTAATTGCTTTGCACCGATGTTCCCCGTACGGGCGTTAAAGTCTATTGAAATGATGCTTGAAAGCATTATGGGTGAAGACCGTAACACGTATCGAGACAATATCGTAAAGAACAAGGCTATAAAGGCGACTTTTGATGCGTTCTTTAAAACGCTATACAGTCAAGAAAATATAAAGAAGGCAAGTCGTGCTGCATATGATGCTATGTCTGACGAGCAACGCGAACGATATACTTTGCTTGAAGATGGTGCTTGTGTACTTAAAGAATACGTAAATGCCAAGAAAAAAGAAAGCAGCAATAGTGCACGTTGATACACTTTCACGGAAGGATTGTGTTGATAAGGGATGCGCATGGGCGCAAGGCTATCCGCTTAATCTTTTCAGTGGTGATGCGGACGAGTGCAAGTTTACTCGCGATGATTTGCGCTCGTCCTTCATTGCAGGTATTAAACAGTACTTACAAACCGTATGGCATGATGCCAACACCGAGTTGCCCAACGACGGCGAGTGGTGTTTGCTTCGCACAACAAGCGGTTTCCGACTCGCTACACGTCGAGCGATGCAATCGGGTGTATACAAGTGGTGGTTCATGGACTACTCTATGTATGATGGCAAAGGGCTGGAGCAATGGGCGTATGTCAGCGACCTTGTGCTGTACAAATAATTGCTCGATGCCCTTACTACAAGTAACCCCATTGCACAATAACAGAATACTAATTTTCTGTCTGTAACACATAAATCTTAACAAAAATCACATGGCAAATTTGAAATTAACAAAAGAGAGTACGAATAGTGAAATCAAGGAGTATTTTACCGCAGTGTTAAACCTTTCACAGTCCAACAGGGAATTTCCTGTAAGTATTGATGATGTATGGCCGCTTGTATATGGCAAGAAATCGGATGCTGTAGAAGCACTTATTAATAATGAGCAGTTCATAAAAGATGTTGACTATCAAGTTTTGCGGAAAAATCCGCAAAACCCCAAAGGGGGGTAGACCTACAACAGAATACTACCTTACGACTTCTTGTCTTGAATATTTTATTGCCCGGAAAATCCGTAGTGTATTCGAGGTCTACCGGCAAGTCTTTCATAAAGCGGTACAAGCTATTGCTGTTCCTCAGACTTTTGCCGAAGCGTTGATGCTCGCTGCTAAACAACAGCAGGCTATTGAGGAAAAACAACGGCTAATAGAGCAAAAGAATACAGAGATAGAACAAAAGAACACAGAAATAGTTGAACTTTCAACCGCTATCACAGAAATGCAGCCTAAAGTCAGCTATGTAGACACTATTCTCCAGTGTAAAGATACTGTACAGGTGACACTTATTGCACAAGATTATGGGAAATCAGCAAAAGCGTTCAATGTACTTCTTCGCAATATGCAAATACAGCGCAAGGTTGGCACAACATGGGTTGTACGTGCTAAATATCTACAATGTGGTTATGTTCAGTCGGAGACATTTGAATATCCGCATAGTGACGGTACAAAAGGCGCGCGTGTCTATACGAAATGGACACAAAAAGGTCGATTGTTCTTATACGAAACATTAAAAAAGCATGGTATTCTACCACTTGTCGAACAAACAGAGCAAGCAAAGAAATAATCAACTTGTAATAAAAGGAGTGGGGCGGCAGCGTTCCACTCTTTTATTTGTTAAAACCCAGTTATTTTTCTGTTATTTACAGGGAAAACATTATCTTTGCCTTATGGCAAAAGTAGACATACAGATAAAAGGTATAGAAGCCTTAAAGAAAAGGCTTATGGAGAAAAAACAGGCCGTGGAGAACGTTTTGGATCAGTTACTCGCACAGCTTGGCGAAGAAGCTGTGAATTTTTCAAAAGACAATAAAGGCTACCAAGACCAAACGGCAAATCTTAAAAACTCCATATCATTTGCTGTGTTCAAAGACGGTAAGCTACTCAACTCTTTTATAGGTAATATTCCCGAGCCTGACAAAGTAAAAGGCGGTCAGGCGCAAGTACAAAAAGCATTGGAGGAATATGCGTCAAAACCCGGTGTCGTAGCTCCGCAGGGTTACACCGTTATTGTTGTTGCTGGTATGGTATATGGCAAGTATGTTGAGGACAAAGGATATAACGTGCTGTATCTTACAAAGCATTTTTTGCACAATGGTATAAAAGATGCACTTAAAGAAGCTCTGGAGGCGCTGGAATAAAAAACAAGAGTGAGGTTGTAATGCCCCACTCTTTATCTTTCCAATTATTGTAATAAATCTCTCTTACGTAGATAAAGAGATAATTAATCCTCATTTGTGATAATAGTTAATTTATCTTTATCACAAGAAAACATAGCTTGACAAACATTGTATCCACCAAAGCCATTTTTAGCTCTGTATTTAACAATGAATAATTTTTCATTCTCTTTAGATGATTGTACTTCATTCATGTCTACAAATTCATAGCTGTCAGGGTCTCTTAATCTCTTTTTAATCAAGTCTTCCGCTAAACTTTCTACATACTCCGTATTTTCATACAAGGGCTTATCGGTTATTTCTTCATCGTTTGATTTCTGTCCAATTGCGGACATTATCATAAAAATAATAAAAGTTACACCTATGGCTGTTAACCAGTCAGAACTACCTTTTTTCATAGTTTTAATTTTATAATACGTAAATTTTGTTATATCTTTTAATTATTGCTTTTGAAACACTTTCTTTGGCCTGCTGCGCATACATCATTTTTAATATTAAATACTCGCGCTGTTGCAATTTACCGAGCCACAACAGCCGTTCATAGCATTGTATAGCTCGACTTATAACTCCATGTTCAATGTATTGTTTTACAAGCTCACGGATTTCTTCTGCTGACATGTCGTATACCTGCGTCATAAGCTTTAGATTTGTTTACAAAGGTAGGTATTTTTGTTGATATTGGTACTATTATCTTTCATATTTATTTATACTAATAAGTAATATTCTGAATAATTCTTAAAACAGAGAAATAAACTAAGATTTACTTTGTAGTGTAAAGATAAAATATTAATTTTGCGGTATAGAAATTAATAATCAACTAATAAAAAGGAGATACAACAATGAATAGAAATCAATTTGTAAAGATTGTACATGATTTTGCACAACACGCCAATAAAGCAGTGAGATATAAGTCTTATGTTCCAAGCGCATGCAAGGAAATTGAAAAGACCGGTATTTTGAAAGGAATCGGTACAGACAGCGACAGAGAATGTTTCATCATTGCAAGTTTAGGAACAACTTACGCAATTCATTTTAACGATGTTGAATTAATTAATAATTATTAAGAGCTATGTATCCATTTGTAAACGACACACACAATCGTTATTGGTACTCAATTTTTGCCGAACTTGTTGGAGAGGAAGGTAGTGGTGAGTACATGTCATGCATTACGGCACTTAGAAAGACCAAGGAAAAGTTTCCTGATGCTGAATTAAAATAAAATAAGGTTACGGGGAGCTAACCACTCCCCCAAAGTACTAAAAGTATATCAAGAAGTTAACACATAATTTTAATTCTATAGATTATGACAAAACAAGAAGAAATTAAAGTATTACAATCACTTAAAGGTGATACATACTTTGCACAGAAGTTTGGAGCAGACATCGACCAGATGTGCGAGAATATAAAGAATGATTTTGCTATTGAGTGCGGTTGCACTTTTAACAAAGAAACTGAGGTTTTGCGCAAAGAAGTAGAAAACGTTAAAACGGTAGCAAAAGATATGATTACAATTTTCGCGCATAACATAATTGCTGCTCTCGATAAAGGCAACGACACGGACGCTATGGCCTATCAAGCTGTGGAAGAAGTTATAGGAATCAAGGAGATAATCAAATTCAAACATTCTCAAAACATCGAATTGTCGGACAGCGAAATCAAGTATCTGGTAGAAAATTTGGACAAATAAGCACAAACGATTATGAAAAAGAAAAATTATACAGTCTACACTTACTACAGTCATAAGCATGGAAAGTTTGGATATGTAAAAACTCACAGTGTGGAAGAAGCTATTGAAATAGCACGAAAAGATGGTGATAATATCAAACCAACAGATTTACAGGTGCGTTTATAAACATACCATTGTCCGCTAATGTTAACTTAAAAACATACAATCATGATAACAGAAGGTTCTTTATGTCTAACTTATGACATATGCATTGGAAAGATAATACTAAAAAGCACAACTCTTGGAGGAATGTTTTTGGAAGCAAAAGACATAGTGAAAAAGAAAAAATATGATAAAAGCTTATTAGAAGCAAGGTTCGTGTATGCTACATTTTTAGCACCTGTACCCCAATATGCAAAAAATTATTCATCTATGGATTTTGTTTTGTATGACTGTACAAAAGAGAGAAGATAACTGGAAGACAAGATACAGCCGTGACCGATTGAAAGGCAAGCGGAGCGAGACCGCACACGGCGCAATACTACGTAGAATACGGTACAGATTTTCGTTAGAAGTTCCTTTGAGCCATCCGTCTAAAAATGACTGAAAGAGAAATCGGAAGGAGAATACCTAAACTCAGTCGCAAGGACTCGAACTTGTCGTTTGGCCTGTGGACGTATAAGCAGACAGCACAGAAAGGGGTGCTCATTACCCCACCGTCAAACCTTGGTGAGGACGTTAAATCACAAGGCGTGAGACAACACGGCAAACCTGTGTGCCATACAGTTTACGGCACGTTGGAACAAACGTTAAGTAGGAGTTGATAACTTTATATAATCCGTTGGGCGAAAACGTTAAGCGCACATTCAATTAATCCTAAAAAGACGAATAATATGATAGAAATTCCAAAGTCAAATGCAAGAGAAGAGCAAGAGAATGAGCTTGCACAATGGGTTCTTGACAATTTAAAAGAAAGAAAAGAAGTACAGATTCTTCAGCGAACCGAAGGTTGCTGTGCTGGTAACTGGACAGGATCTATGCCGAACGAAAACAAATGGCATGCATCTTCGTTCGAAGCGGTTGATAACGTTGTGCGAGCATTCCGCCGACAAGGATATGTTGTTACAGAACATTGCTCGATGCGTTATCCAAGTGCATATATAAACTTTAGAAAATAACGATATGGCTACAATTAGAAAACCACAAGAAGCGTCCACACTGTCACCTGTTTCCATGCAAGAAGTTCCTACGTCATCTTACGTCTACGTCGTAGAAGTTGAGTCGAAACAGCAAGACAAAGACAATAGTAATGATGTCTGCGATATACATTCAGGAGTCCTTCGTGTCTTTGCAAATAAAGAGGATGCATTGGCTTACGTTCGTCAATACTACGATGAATGTGAATTGGTCAAAAAGAGTATTGAAACTTTTGAAAATGGTAATGGATATTTCTATGTTAAAGTAAGAACATATAGTGAAAACATTCCGGATTCTGTGTCTTTAAGTGGCGATAAGTTAGAAAATAGAATATGCATAACAAAAGTTAGTTGTTATGCACATGAAATATCGACTGACTTTGACAAAGAAAAGATTTCTTTTGATAATGACTACTACGATAAATTCATAGGATAGAATATGAACGTATACACAGAATATATGTTGGCAAAGCTGTTTAATGTTACGACAACTTCGCCATATGAATGTGATTTAAAGAACACGGCGCCTGTTAAAGGCAGAAAATCATATCGCAATGCAATGGCAGTATCAATACGTGTAGTTGAAAATAAAGCAATTGGACCTGCGGTGTCGCTTATGCTTCTCGTTGATGGGCATTATCGCAAGATACAATGGAATATGCTATCTGATAGTGAAAAAATATGTATTCAAAAAGCCTTAGGTGTATAAACGCAAAAACCCACTGCCGAGGAGATACATTTGGCAGTGGGCATTGAAGTTTAACGTAATATCTCGTTACGAGATACAACAATGTGGTGCAAAGGTAACCTTTTTATTTGGTCATACAAAACATTTGAAGTACATTTGCAAAATATTAACTAAATACTCAGCATTATGGAATATCCTTCAAAAGTTAGAAAGGCAGCGCAATGGTATCTTGATAGATTTGGTGAGCGACTCAGATACATTGGTACTAAAGACAATTATGCCTATTACAAATTTTCTTTTCCTAATGATATGGAATCAGGATTCCCTGTCGTGTTTAAATTTGATGGTTTTGAAGTTGAGACTATAAATGGTTTTGATGCACTTCATATTATAAATTCATTTTTGTAAATATATCGGCGTATTGCGGGTCAAACAATTTATCATCCACTCGCATTATGCCTTTATAATACACTGATTTATAAGAACATGCACCATCATTGCATAACTCCAAAATATCACGTGTTGCACCTTTTTTTGCTGAGTAAATCTGCGGTTCTATGTACACTACCTTGCCGTTTTTTAACCGTTTAAGGATAGTAGCATGTCCTCCATTATTTCCTTTCCATGCAAGAGTGATAATATAAGTTCCTTCTTCTTGTGTCGCTTCATTTATGTATTCCGCATAGCGTTGAGGTGTCATTTGTTTGTATTTTTTGCTTTGCATCCATTTATATGTATTCAAGGGATTGGACTTGGACCCATCAGCGTTTTTCCATACATCAAACGAATGCCCTCTTGACATCCAATAATTTAAATTACCATCTTTTTTAGGATTACCTTTCGCAATGATATTGAATCCCATTTCTCGCAAGGCATAAGTAGGTGAACATGTTGCACAATTAACTTGCCATTCTCTTCCAAGATTAAAGAAAGGGTTTGCGCTTTGTCTATCAGCTAATTCAATAGACATAGGTCTACCTTTGAGTATGCCGAGTTTCTTTTCAAGCTCACGGCAGTTTTCTATTTGTTCAGAAGAAAAACCATTCCATAACAGTTTGTCCCAACGTTCGCGAATAGACACACCTTGCTTGAAGTGCCTAAACAAACGCTCCACATTATTAATATCCCAAGTCTTATTTGTTTTTAGAGCATCTGTAACATCGTGATATCGTTTTTGTAAAGCCTTGCCCATAGTGGTATAATTGGAATATGTCAAATGTCCTATAACTTCGTTCATTCGTTCCATATACATGTATGACCGCCTAAGTGTCCAGTTTCTCTGTAATGCTTGTGCATCACGCCTTGCGTGCCTTGCTTTAGCTATTTTCAATATTGCTTCGCGCCGTGAAATTGCCTTTACGCCCATTTCCTTGCGCTGTGTCGCATCCAAATACTTTATCCAATAACTTTTATTATCTGCCAAATGCCATGCAAGCTTACCACGTTTAAATGCGTCTACAATCTTGTCGCCGTTGGCTTCAATATACCGTTTGTATTGGTCTGGCACGTCCTTTACACGGTTCGGAGATATGTAGTTTGTCATATCTTCTCCTTTTGCCAGTCGCTTATAGAACTGCTTGCGTTCTTCACCGCTAATCATAACGGGGTCACTGGTACACATGCACTGAGAATGCCAACTGTCCCAATTAAAATCTTTGGGGTAATAGCCTTCGAGTTCGTCGCAGATATCGGCGTCTTCCTCTGGATCGTGCTGTGGAGATATGTGTATGTGTTGACCGATAACGAAAGGCTCGTTCTTCCAGCGTTCGTTTCGTGCCTTGTGATAAGCTGCATTTATCTCCGTGCGAGCAACACGCAGAGCATTCTTTCTTGCGGAGCGATATACGCCTTGCCCTACACGTTCGAGTGGTTCTTCTACAAAACGTACACGTCCGTCAATAATACGCTTCCTGCGCCAAGTGACAACATCTTTCTTTTGTCCGTTTTTTAACACCTTTACCGTGTGATAACGGCGGTACATCATGTCAGGATTATTCAGATACTGCCGTAATCTTCTTCCTACTTCTTCTGCCGACGTGCCCTTCTCCAATCCGTCGGCTATTACATTTGACATCGCCATTTCAAACTCAGATTTCGTCTGCTGGCAGTAGTTCCAAACGGACTGTGCAAGGTTTAAGCCATTTTTAGCATTGAGTCTATTGGCGATAAACGTCGCTGCTGCCGTTTTTCTTGCGGTTTGCAAGGCTTTGTCTGATAGTACGGAGAATTGCCCCAAAGCGTCGCCATCATGCGTGTACGCCAAAGAAACGCCGTCTGTTATGCCGCTTTTGTAGCATAATATACTGTTTTGGAAATAGTCGTTAAATATGTCTTCAAGTCGAGCTTTAAGCAAAGGGAAATTGTCAAAATTGAAAAGAGCGTCACTTTCGAGCACATCTTCGTTATAGCCAAGAGAGAGCAGCTTCTTGACATAACCACTATACAACATGCCAAGTCGGCGGTTGTACGCTGCGAACAGTTGGTTTAACTGCTCTTTCTTTTGTTTTGATGTTAGCTTTGTTGCCATCACTTACTTAATCTGTATCGTTGCTCAATATCCATAAAAGCATTATGTTCTTTTGTGGGTTTATTGTTGTGTCTGTCAATTAATTCTTCCATTTTCTTATCCCATTTACCAAAATTTTGTTTGTCTTGGATATATTTGTATTGCTCCCTCATATTGTTGAGAGTTGCAGTTTCCCATTTATACCCTTGATGGGTGACATGGAATTTGTTGTCTCTTGTATCATATCGAATTTGCCCAAATTCTCTCGGCATACCGGCTATCTTTTTTCCGTTGAGACCTATATCTACATGCAAATAGCCTTGTTCGTCAACACTTAAATGTGTTACAGTAATGAAAGGTTGGTCTGGATATAATTTCTTTAATTCCTCACGACCTTTATATATAGCTTTTGCCTTGTCTGAATCTGAATAAGCTCCATTGTCATTAATTGTGTACATATAGTCACTGACAGCAGTAATCTTTTCAGTAGGAAGAGTTTCTTTTGGGCGACTCTTCCTTGTTCCCCCACCTCCTTTTGCCATAATTATTATTTTTTTTACAGTTCGTATTTCTTTATATTAAATCCTCTTGGTAACAACAACTCTTTCTCAAGCCCACCAATCCATAAAGCATGTTCTCCTTTAGGAATGTAATATGCTTTTACCTTGCCGAAATCTGAAGCAACGATTGGGGATGTACTTGTTGAAATAAAACCATTATTGTCATAAGGATGATCTTTTGTTCCACGATACACTACTATGCCTTTTTTTAGTTGGGACTGAGACAATAATTTATCAACAGCATTTATAGTACTTGTTTGTGATTTACTCAAAGGAGACGATGACAAACCTCTTAATTTTTTATTTATTGTGCTTGTCATTTGGTAATATTTTACTGCTTCATTGTTTACGAGCGAAGGTCCCTTTACTTGTGGTACTTCGTTATTTTCTTCTTCAACATATTTAGTATATTCGTCTTGTAATTCTTTAGTAGAATTGTTATTCCATTTTTCTATAAATGCAATGGTGTTTTGTCGCAATCCAGGACGAGTTGGATTGTTTACTCTTGTTCCTCCACTATTCTTTGCCATAGTTATTCCTCCCCTTCGTTATTTATCGATTGTGCTGCTGATGCGGAACTGCCCATACCAAGCATTGCCGCCTGTTGCATTAATTCGCTCTGTTGCTCTTCTTTCATTTCTTTTTCTACACTATCTGCATCATCGTTGAGTGGATTAAGCTCAATGGAGCGACGCTGCGAGGTCGACGGTTTGCCTCCGTTGCTCTGAGTGATAAGTTGCATTAGCTCAACATTATTCTTTGGTATGTACGGCTCAAACACTGGTTCAAAGTCAATATTCTCAGCCACACTCATGTCTATGCCTTTTACGTAAATGCCGGCGTTGCAAATACCATTGGCGACGATGTTACTTCTGCGTGTGAACATTTCTCCATACATTTCCGTTTTGTTGCCAACCTTGATAAATGGATCTGTAAACATCAAACGTATAGCTGCGCCGCTTGTATTGTTGCCGAGAGTTTTCATGTTCTCGAACGATATGTCTGGAGTCTGCGTAAAAGCGAAAATAATACTGAATAGGTAAGCAATCTCGCCCTTAACCGATTCGGGCGAATGGTCCCAAGATAAGACGTTCATTTTTGTGTCTTTTCCTCCTTGGAATACTGCACCCTGTTCGCCTTTCTCGGCAAATCCCTCCAAGCGTCCCTGTATAAAATACTTCGGCGTGCCAAAATAGTCATTTGTGTCACCCCAATTTGATATACATTCCTCCACGCGGTCTGCTGCCCATTGAACGTCTGCCCATTCGGATTTGTATTGACGATAGTATACGACTGGTATTTTGGTAAAGCCATGTGGTTTTGCTTCTCCCGTGAGCGTCCAACCTGAGCCATTATTGATGTACTTGTACACATGACTGTCTGTGTATACATCAAAATGCAGTTCAGACGTTCCAAGCTCGTCAAATGTGTAGTATTCACGTCCAAAGCCGTCCATGCGATGCCAGTCGTTGAAATGAGGATAGAGCTTATCCCCATTGGCAGGAGATAACAGCTGTACACGTATTTCACCACCGAGTCGTCCGTTTTCGTCGGTTGTCATATACCACAACTCTGCCGCTTCACATTGTGATGATACTGTACGGACAAGTCGTTTGTCAAAGTACTTCATTTTGTTGTCATGGTAGCAGTGCAACAATGCATCAAAAAGCTGCTGCTGCTTGTTGTCAAGTGACTTTAACAACACCCCGTGTGAGTTTGCTTTGTACGTTACGGCGTTTGTCAGCAAGAATCCGACAAGTCGCTCCACAATAATATTTTGCGTAGGCAGAGCAATGCGTACTCGGTCAACAAGTTCGGTTTTGTATATAACCTGTCCTGTAATCGGGTCTTTTTGGTCGGTTGGTACTTTTATCTTCTTATTCTTGCGTTTGTTTTTGTCGAAGACGTCATGTTTGTAAGGATCCCACTGTTTCATAAGTGTTTCAAAACTCTCATGCTGTGGTAGTTTTCTTGCCGTTAGTAACATATGTACTGTGTTGGCATCATTGACGAGTATTTCTGTTATCTTTCTCATATTTTGCTAACTTTGTTAGCAAAGTTACAAAACGCATATAGCTGGCGATTACAAAACCAAAATGCTGTGTAAACAATTTGCAAGGTCTTAAAAAATCTAATAAGAGGAAATTTTATAGCAGATAATTTTGCTATATACTAATAATTTATTAATTTTGCGATACGAAAATTAATAATATAACTAATAAATAAAGGAGATACAACAATGAAAATTAAAGTTACACGCAAAGATGGTTCACCTATCATTGGCAGAAAAAAAAGCTTAACATTCACAATTTCAAGAAACCTCGAACAGCTAAGCAAAGCAAGCGAAAAAACGTTTTGCATTAACGATATAAATAGTGACGAATGGTCTGTTTCGTACATTAATGACGAAATGGAGAAGAACAATGAATTGATAGAGTTTGTGTTCTCTATTGAGGATTACAACAAAACTTTGGAGGAGGTAAATGTTATCTATTGGAAGAATGATATAATAGAAGACGAGTTTGAATTTATCGCCACAATTGATTAAAACAATCTAAGCCTTACGCACAGCAAACACCTAACAATAGGGTTTGCTGTGTTTGTTTTATATTATATCCAAAATTTCGCTTGCACTCATACCACTGCCGTAAGCGCCAAGAACTTTGTCAAGTACAACATAGCGAATTCCATCTAAGGCGTGATTCCACATGTCAATTGGTACATTGCGCCATTTTCCTTCTTTGTCCCGTTGCCATGTGTAGTTGTTGAACTCCTTGCGAATATTCATAGAACGTCTTGTAACGTGCATCTTAAACTGTTGCATTTTCATAATGCCAGCGTTTACAGAACCTTTGAACTTTGTAACAGGTTTGATATTCAGACCAGCATTGTATATCTCATCAACAAGACGTGGATCTGCGCTCTCTGATATTATTTCTAAGTCACCTTTTATATTTTTTAGTTCTCTAATTATATCGTCAGTCATCATTTTCGTTTGATAGCAACGCTCGTCTACATATAGGTCGTTACCACATAGATAGACTTCTACAATAGCTGTAGGGTCGTTGGTATAGCCAAAGTCCATGCCAATCCAATGGTGTCTATGTGCTTCCACTGGTATATAATCGTCAACAACGACATTCTCAAATACAAGACCCTCAACAATGGCACGCTGTCCGAGTCCGTAAATTCGCCACAGGCTCGGATTTTTCCATTTAAGACTTTCAATCTCAGCGATTACCTTTGGCTCAAGGAATGGATTGTCCTTATAAGTAGATATGAACCAATAAGTATTTTTCTCCTCGTTTACTTGGTTTATCCAGTGTTCTTCTGAGAAAGATGGATTATAGTCGAGTATGGAGAACTCTGTAGTACGCATTTGAAGCTGCTGCCACTCAATAAAAGAAAGCTCGTTAGCCTCGTTTACGAACAAAATCTTACGCTTTGAACCGCGCACCTTCTGCTCGTCGTCGGTGGAGAAAAATTCAATCCATGAGCCATTAGGAAATGTGTAGACATACTCCGACTTGTTCATTGACTTGTCATTCCACCAACCAAAGGACAGCATCACATTCTTAAAGTCACGGTATACAGTACGCTTAATAGAAGGCATACCGGCACGTATTATGGAAACGGTTGTGCCAGCGTTATTAAAGCAATAGACGCAAAGGAACTGCACAATCGACCATGTTTTGGCTGAGCGCGAGCTTCCTTGCAACGACACGGTTGTGAACCCTGCTTTCTTGGCAGCGTCCACTTTCATGTAGTTCTTTGCTAAAAATACGTGTGGCATTTGTGTATATTCTATTCTTTATCCGGTTGTGCTTCTTTACGTTCTTTCTCCTTTTGTATCTCCGCAAGAACCTTGTTGTATTCTTCTGTGTTAGTAACGACATGCACTTGCAAAGGATCCTGCTTAATTTGCTCGCCTTTACTTGTGAGGTCTATATGTTGTATCTTGCCATAGGCTCTATCTACGACACGTTCGAGTATATCCATGCCTTTTTTGTCAAGTATGCCTTTGGCAACGATACGCTGCATCATAGGACGTGTCTTGTCGGCAAGAACGGCTTTAAGCTCGTCCTCGGGCAGGGTGGCAATATACAGAAACGACTCGGCTATGGTCTGCGATGTTGGCACTTCATAGCCTTTTTCTTTCATTTCAGCGATGAACGCCGTCATCGTTTTAGGCTTGGGTGGACGCCCTTTAGGATTGGTAATCTCGCCCTTTTTAAACTTGCCTTTCTCCAAATTGGCAAGTTGCTTTTTGCGTTTGTTTTCATTTTTTGACAGTGCCATATAATATCCTTTCCTCCTTATATCTTCCTTTCATTATGTGTTTAACGTGCGTTTAAACACGTTTATCGAACATTTAGACGCATTTATCATTGTTTAAAGCCATTTTACGGCACATTTCAAGAATGTGCATATACTCCATCAGTTTACCACGACGAAGTATGTTAGTGCATAAGCTGACAAAAGCAGTTGCTTTGTCGCTTTCGTTTATGCGCCTTATATCATTTGCGCTTAACGTTAGCAAACATTCCATCACCGCCACCTTATCCTTTGCTGGCAGCGATGATGAAATGTTTATGCCAAGCGCACGCTCAATGGTTGTTCTGATGGGCAGTGGTTTACTCATAATAGTTTCTTTATTTTTTCACCATAAAATATTTGTGACATCACTTTTTGCTCATTATTTTTTGTCGTTGTCTAAATTATTATTATATTTGCACATCAACTTTTGTTGTGGGAGGGTTAGTAGCCAGTTGGAGTATATGAACCATCGGGACAAAAATAAACCCTACGGCGGCATCCTATATACAGGCGATACCGCCTTTTTTTTATTTTATATTCCGATAGTATATTTCCCTGTGACCCTCGTCAACATGCAAGTATATCAATGGTTTTGCTTCTGTTTGACCATCTTTTACCTGTCTCTTGTATTCTTTCACGCCTGCGTCAATGTCCTCCCTATGGTATTTTGTGCCTTTGGGTGTAAACGTGATAGCAATGTCTGCTTGTATCCTTTGCTTTTTATCCTGCTTCCACACTTTAAAGCTATGCTTAATACCCTCAGCGACTTTGTCGGCACTTGGCTTGCCTTGAAGAGCCATAATTTCGTGAGTAAACGAATTGTCGGCCACCCCGTCAAGCGACGGCATTTCCAAAGACCTGCCATCTCTTAGTCGTATTTTTACGCCGCCGTCTTTTTCGAGCGTAAAACTCAGACCGTTTTCGGCAAAGATTTCGCCCACCGTCCTCTCCAACTGGTTGTGCGGATTAGACCCTTTGTAGATTGCAACAAATGCATTATTCGGATAACCCCTCCTTACTACTTCATACCCTTGCTTTTCGTAGCTCTCGGCAAGACTGGCGTTTCTAATCTTTCTTGGGTTATTGTTTCTTGTTCCTGACGAAAGTTTTACAACTTGTTTATCCATTAAGCAACTTTTTAAAACAGTCCCCACTCGGCGAACTTCTCGAAGCCACCGACCTTGTTGATGTAGTCTTTTGCTATCTCCACAATCTCGGAGTACGGCTTGCCGTCGACGGTTTCATCACCGATAGCGCAGAACAGTTTCACAGGCTTCAGCTCTTTTTGCGCCTTAAGAAAAGCATATATATTAACCGACACGTCGGCTTTAGACAGGTCTTTTCCGTGCAGTCCACCGCCTGTTACCGACTGAGCCATATCAGAACCGAGCTTGCGGTTGGTTGCTCCGCTATCGACATCGATGCCTCCAGTCCAGTCACCGAGAGGGTTGACAGTTGCAGTAGGGTAGAGTTTTTTCAGCTCTTCTGCCTTGGCATTGCTTTGGCATATCACCAGCTTATCGCCGCCCAAGATATATTTGCCGTCCGACGGGTATCGTTCGTAGATACCGCGAGCAATCTGGCTTAACTTCCATTCCTCGTCAGTGAGGGGCATACCCTTGAAGATTCCGTTGTCACCGCAACGGATAATGCCATCTTGGTTCTTTGCAAGGTGCGCGTCCTGTGGCTTGACTACAAGATTCAGTCGTAAATTGTCACAGTTGGTTATGCGCTCCACGATTGTGTGTACTTCTTCTTTAGAGAAATCTACGCTGCTTTCGATAATAACGTTAGCTACGCCATGTCCGACAAGAACTTCAACGGCAATCTTTGGAATTTCCTGCTTGGTGTAAGCAAGGTCAACGATGGCTCCGGCAATACGGTCTGCGACTTTGTCGGGATGTTGTGGATTTACTTTTTCTATCATTTCTAATTTTAAATTATGTAGTTAAACTGTGATTTTTTCAGCCTTTTTCCCTGTGTAAGTTTCCCAACGATTGATTATTACATCACAATAATGAGGGTCAAGCTCCATCGAGAAACCGTTTCTATCGAGTTGTTCGCACGCCATTATAGTCGTGCCGCTACCTCCGAAGCTGTCATATACATTCCAACCTTCCTGTGATGAGTTCTGAATAAGATATGCGAAGAGCGGAATAGGTTTCATGGTCGGATGTTCGACACTCTTTGTCGGTCGGTCAAACTCCATAACGGTAGTTTGTTTTCTATCACTGAACCAATTATGGCTCGCTCCTTTTTTCCAACCATACAAGCAAGGTTCATGTCGCCATTGGTAGTCTTGTCTTCCGAGTGTCATAGAGTTCTTTACCCATATCAAATTTTCTCGTAGCTCCAGATCTACCGTGTTGATAAGGGCTTTTCTAAACCAATATGAGTAGCCGTCGCTGTGGAATATATAGAACGAAGCGCCTTTCTCCATATTAGCATTGGCAGCGTTAAATGCGTTTGTCAAGAACTCCTCGAATTTGTCGTTGTCCATTTTGTCATTCAAGACAATCAATCCATCCTTACGGTGTTTTTCTGTAGGTGCACCATTATATCCATAAGCCACATTGTAAGGTGGGTCTGTCAAGTATAGTTGAATATTTGTGCCCCCGAGTAGTTTAGCGACTTGCGATGCGTCAGTAGAGTCACCACACATGAGTCTATGTCTGCCGAGCTGCCAAATATCCCCGAGCTTACATTTCGCTTCAATCTCATGCTCGTCCTCATCGTATGCGTCGTCTTCCGTTTCTTTGCGCTCCGACATTTCTTTGACTGGCTCCGTGTCGGTCAAGAACGAGCAATCAACGCCCCAGTCCTGCAAATCGTCTACCTCCCAATCTCCGTTGGCAAGCTCGTCCCAGTCCCAGTTGCCAGCCTGTACGTTGTCCTTGATGGCGTATTCCTTAATTTTAGCAATGGACACGTCCTTGTTAAGTACAAAGCAAGGCAGCGCATCAAAACCTTCTACGCCTCCGTTGTGCAGCTCCTGACAAATACGCAAGCGCATGTTGCCGCAAATAACGACAAACTTGCCACCTTCGATAGCATACACCATGAGAGGCTTGTATTGCAACAGTTCGGGCGAGTCTTTAAGCGATTTCTTTAGCTTGTCATGTTCCTCCCCTTTGAGATAGCGAGGATTCTTTGGAATACCTACAATCTGCCCTTCGTTAAGCTCCAGACAGCTTAGACTAATTCGTTCTTTAACGCCCAATTCGCTGAGCGTGTTATTCTGCTTTTTTGCCATATTAAACGTGTTTTATAATGATTTAAAGCAAAGTTAAGCAGTTTTATCAAGGTTTATAAGGATTTATCAGTTTCCGTGTAAACAAAAAGGGCACGCTACGTTTTTGCCGTGCGCACCCTTTAAATGTGTATTATTTTTATACGGGATATTAGTTTTTTGCTAAACCTATTTATCCTGTGTAATTAAATTGACGTAACTTCTTCATTTTTTTACTCTAATGAATCTATTATACATAGCTGTCAAATTATCTCTTTCTTCAACAAGAAGTCTTACCCTTTCTTGATAAACAGAAGTTGCATTATCATATAATGCTTTATCTTTTTCTTTGAAAGCCTTATTGGTTTTCTCAAAATACTCCTTTTCATAAATATCCTTTTTCTGATTAAACGTATCTATCATAGCTTGCGCAAAGGAATCAGTAAACGCTTTTTGTTCTTTTAAAGGCATATTGTATAAATTTTTATATGTCTCCATTACTTTATTGGCTTCATCAAAAGTTTTTACTAATCCGCTAATGTTGTTTGTTCTGCTCGCGCTTGCATTAGAGCTGTTTATCGTTCTTGTTGAACTTCCACCTTTTGCCATAATCTTTTGTTTTTTTGCAAAGTTAATATTTTATGTTGTCGGGGGGGAGCATTGCCTACCCCGTGTAAACAATTAATCCTCCTCGTCGTCGCGTTCAAGTTCTGCGTCAGGATTTTCGGCTTTGAATATTCTCCAAGCTTTGTTGAGTCTGCGACGCTGATATTTAAGGTCGTCTTCAAGTTCTTCCCAACCTGTAAGGTATATATCACCATCTTCTTCTACGTATTCAACTTTGTAGTCTAAGTCATCTACGGAAGCCTGAAAACCAACAACGTTACCATTTTTATCTTTTATGTCATTAGCTTCAACTATTCCCATTGGGCTGTAACCTATACAGGTACATTCAATGTCTGGCAGTGACATATCACCTGATGCGTCAAAATACTCTCTAAGGTCATTGTTGAGCTTTGCAACCTTTGCCTTGCGTGTGTTGAGCTTGTTGAGTTCTCTTTTTGTAAGTTGTATCATTGTTGTATCTCCTATATTTATTAGTTATATTAATTTTAACATCACAAAATTAATAATTAATCTTCAAACAGCAAAATTAAACTAATAAAAACAATTAGTATTTAGCCTAAACTAACACTTGCTCGCATAATTTCATATAAAATAAAAGACCGACCCTCGCGAGCCAGCCTTCTACTTAAACCTTTGCTTATGAGTAAAGCAAAGGTACTTCATTAATTAATAATCACCTAAAAATCACTTGTCGCTAAATAAACTAATTTTTGTCTTCAATGTTTTGTTTACTGTTCGAGGAGAAATCCTCTATCTGATGCGTGAACGGTGTGAGCTTTTCAAGTTCTTTCTTAACTGAAAATTCTTCATTGAAGAATGCCACGCCTTCGTGTATTTTTTTTAACGCTTCAATTTTTTTCTTCGTAGTAACTACAGGATTAATATAGATACAACCATTCTCTTGGGCGAACCGCCGGCATTCGTTGCCGCCACCGTATATAACGAATAGAGGAGTTTTGCCCAAAGCCCAGTCCTTGGCGATAGACAATTCAAAGGCAAGGTTGTTCAGACGGTCGGAATATCCGCGTGTAGCGAAAGCTCTCCACCCACGGGGAACGCCAAGCATATTAAGCTGATACCATTTTTGTGCTACATTAAGGTCGACGAATATGCCAATGCCACGGGTCTGCATAGCGCACGCAATCCATCGCTTTTTGTAGAGAGCTTGCATGCCGAATGATATAGGAGTCTCATTGAACAAAGAGAAATTGGGTTCTACGATGTTTGCTGGATGATGTTGTTTGTATATCTTTTCGGGATGTTCGTATACTGTAGTGAAGCGGTAATCGTCAGTATAGAAATGTAGTGTGCCGGCGCCATTCATGTTATATGTGCGCTTTTGTTCTCCAAAACATAAGAATGGTATCTGACAACATTCTGCTTGCATATTGATGTCGAGTGTAGGAATCTCCAGTTCGTTGTCGCTTGGAAACAACATATCTGGGATTGTAATATCATAATCTCTTCTCATTGTCATAGGTTTTAAGTATATTCTTGATTTTATTGTATAATTCGACAACCATCTTGTCTTTGACCTGTAAATACTGCGCATACTTACGTGCCTGATTTATTACGTTTGCACGTGTGCGAGCAATGAGACGCGCCGCACGATCTGGATGAATGCAATAATCACGAGTGAAAAGACAATACAAGCCGCGTAGGGTATTTGCACGCACGTTTTTTCTTTCTGACACAAGCTCCAAAAAGGTGACTTGTCCTACATCGCAGACCGCTTGCATGATGCGCTCTGCCCAAAAATACTGTTCAGTCTGTGTAAATGTCATAAGCAATTATTTATTAGTTTAACGCTTCAAAGATACTGAAAACTAATAATAAATCAATATAAAGTATTAATAAATTATAAATAATTAAGAGAATATATTAGTTTGATGGATATTTTTATTAGTTTTGTGGTGTGAAAAATAGCAAAGCTATTAATCACCACTAAGCGAACCGTGTACATCGTGAAGTGTATAACATGGATTTAAGGCGCGTCTTAACTGACGCATTAAATACAAAGCGATAAGGTAAGTACACAACCTTGTCGCTTTTGCTTTTTACAGACATGAAGATAAAGAGAATCATAATAAATCAGATGTATCGCAACTCTCAATTGAGAAAGGCGATTGCATTCTCTTTGTTTGTAAAAACACACACTCGCAATTCTATTGTTAAGGATTGGAGCGTAAATAAATTGCATGATATTACAGGTATAAGCGCAAATGCTATCAAGGATAGATTGTCTATCCTTAGAAACATGGAATTGATAGAGGAGACAGGTCTTAACAAAAAGCACCTCGTTTTTAAATCATTGCATAGTCACACGGCGCATCGTAATATCGCTATACCTGAACTTACATTTAAACCTAACGTTAACTTAAAAAAGAATACTTATGCGCAAGAAATCAAGAACATAGAAAATGGTTTGACCGCAATGTTACTTGTGGAAATACAGCGTCGTAAGGATTTTGCCAAACAAATGATTCAGCAAAGAAGCAATCCTTCTTCAAAAAAGGAATATAAGAAAGCTACCAAAACTTGTAATCGTTTTTGTTATGGCAGAAAATTCGTAGACAATGGCATTTCATACAAATATATGGCGGCAAAAATAGGTATTTCAGTATGTAAGTCAATACAAATTGTAAAACTTGCGGTAAAATGCAATATTATAAAGAAAATGCGCAATATCTGTAAACGTATTGCAATTTGTAGTAAATATACAGAAGACATGCTTGTAAACTACACGTACAGTTATCGTAATCATATTTATAAAAATTACGCCAACAAATACGCTGTCATATAGTATGGTATTTATTTAATTATAAAAAACTAAGACTGAAGTTTAACGTAAAATGAAAACAAAAAATTATGAAGACAACAATTAGTTTTGTAGACAATGCAACCACAAAAGAAGCTGGAGTGTATGCTTTAAAGTATGGTTGGGCTTTTACAAAGGGTGTCTGTAAAGACATTAACAGTTTTGTGTATAGACTGCCGTGGATTTGCGTGGCGGTGGTGTCTATAGTAGCTGTAGCAACCGGTTTTATACTTGTGAACGACGCGAGGATGGAAAGAGACCATGCAAACAAGGAAATGGTAAAGCTGAAACAACAAGTAGAACGGTTGAGTTGTGTGGCGGAAGAGGAAAGGAGTATAAGATGAGCTACAATCCTTTTGTTTCTCCTGAATGGCGCACAGCCATCCTTACACTCGATAATGGAGAGCGTGTTCGCGCCAAGGTTCTCATGCCTCATACCAACAAACCCTTATGGCACACCGACTTTGAGCGTCGCTTCATTCACGAATTTAACAAGTCACAGCCTAAAGCTATTCATAAAGTTGTAAAAGTACATATTTTACGCAGCTAAAATAATTTTAAACAATAATACAATTAAGTATGATACCAATAAAAGACCTGCGTATAGGAGACCTTGTAAAAACAACGACAAGAAATCCTATATTAGAAAAAGGTAGTATATGCAAAGTGGTCTTAATAGATGCTTTAATCAACTCAATTATTGTACAAAAAAGTGACGTGGATGTTTGCAGATGTTTAGTAAAAGAAGAAATCGAAGGCATCCGTCTTACTCCCGACATCCTCGAAAAGAACGGATGGGAGCAGGAGTACTACGCACCCATAATATATGGCCATATCGGACACGATATTGAGATTTCTTTTTTATAGACTTCCAAAAGATGTTCAGTCCTTTTAAATGACATCTCTCTTTGTGAAATCCAGTACGTCCACGAACTACAGCACATCCTTTGGGCGTTAGGAGAGGATGCAAACTTAAAAATTTAAAAATCGAATATGAATAAGATAGAAAAAACCTGTAAGGAATGCAATTGCAAATACTTCATTGTTTGGTCATTTGGCTTTGGGTCATTTGGCTTTGGAGACATGTATTCCTGCAAGTTGCAAGGACAGAGTGTACACATTGAGAGTGTTGCTAAAGATTGTCCATTCAAAGAACAGCTTAAGAAAGTTGAGGATACTAATCGCAAATAAAAACAAACATTAATACACAAACAATATAAAAACAAAAACAATGGAAACAAACATCGGAAAGAAAGTAATCATCCGCGGCGACCGCAGCGGAGTTGAGTTCGGAACACTCGTAGCACACAACGGCAGAGAGGTCACGCTTCATAACGCCCGACGTATCTGGTACTGGGCAGGAGCAGCGTCACTCTCACAGCTCGCCCAAGAGGGAACATCAAGGCCAAACAGCTGTAAGTTCACGGTCTCAGTAGACAGCATCACCATTCTCGACGCCATCGAAATCATCACTTGCTCTGGCAAAGCCGTCAAGTCAATAGAGGAGGTAGAAGCATGGAGACGTTAGAAGACCGAATCAAAGCATTCTTGAGCGTCAGCTCTGGCGATGGCGATGGCTCTGGCTCTGGCTCTGGCTATGGCGATGGCTATGGCTATGGCTCTGGCTCTGGCTATGGCGATGGCTATGGCTATGGCGATGGCTCTGGCTCTGGCTATGGCGATGGCTATGGCTATGGCTCTGGCTATGGCGATGGCTATGGCTCTGGCGATGGCGATGGCGATGGCTCTGGCTCTGGCGATGGCTCTGGCTGTAGCGATGGCTCTGGCTGTAGCGATGGCTCTGGCTATGGCGATGGCTCTGGCTATGGCATAAAGGAACTGAATGGTGACAAGGTTTATGTAATAGACGACGTACAAACAATTATAAAATCCGTTCACGACAACATCGCACAAGGTTTTATTCTAAATAATGACCTTACCCTACAGCCCTGTTACATCGTCAAGGAGCAGAATAAGTTCGCCCATGGCGACACACTGCACGATGCCTTTATGTCCCTGCAAGAGAAACTCTACGATGGCAGCACCGAAGAGGAACGAATCGAGGCTTTCCGCGAGAAATTCCCCGACTACGACACCCCTTACCCAAACCGTGACCTCTTCGCTTTTCATCACGTTCTCACCGGCTCGTGCCGCATGGGACGAGAGAGCTTCTGCAAAGACAAAGGCATCAGTCTCAACGACTCCACCACAGTCCGCCAGTTCGTCCTCCTTACCAAGGACAGCTACGGCTCTGTTACAATCCGCAAGTTACCTCAAGCATACGGAAAGGACGAGGACAAACTGTCTAAATAGTTCAAAGTGGTTTCGTAAAGAGGTCCGGCAAATATGAATTAAATAAGCCCCTGTCTTTTACTACTCTTAAGGACAGGGTGCTTTAAACTAAAAGGCAATGAAAGATAAGGATTTAAAAGAAGTGGGAAAAATAATAATATGATGGTCTGTGAATGCAAGAAGTGCTTCACTAAGTATCGCTTTCATGGCACTATAGATGGCAAGTTTGATTTTGATAACTTTGCTGATAATTTTATGATGCGTGTTGAAATAGAAAAGGGAAAATTATAGTTTAGAATAAAATAGAGAAATATAAAATAGAATAATCATGACAAAGCAAGAATTTGAAAAGCGCATGAGTGCGCTTAACGAAAAGCGATTTGCAATCACGCAGGAAATGGTACAATTGCAGAACGAATACATTTCCAGCTATCCAATAAAGATAGGCGACAAGTGCACAGATGAACAAGGTAAGATATGTTGGGTTTGCGACATGAGATTCTGGGAAGCATCATCAACAAGGATGCGTATACTTGTGAATCCAGCCAAGAAGGACGGCACACGTTCAAAACGCGAGGAATACCCCTACGGGGAAGTTACTAAAGTATAACACATGTTCAGGCAGATTATACTATACAAAGCCGTATGTGATGGGTGCGGAGAGCATTTTGAGAATAGCGGCTGTGAGACCCATCCGCCTTATTTCACACAAGAGGAAGTACAATCATTCGGTCAAAACGACACCCTTGCAGGTTCATGGGAATTTGCTAATGGGAAGCTCTATTGTCCAGATTGCTATGAAAGAGAAGTGATAGATAAAGGCATTGGCATTTAAATTTATAAAGATAACAAAACATAACACAACATGAAACAATTCATCGCACGTACCATCTGTGCCATTCTCTTGTCCCCAATCCTTGTCATAATGCTCATAGGCTACATTCCATTCGCCATCTTCAAAGGACTGACAGACAATTTCGCTTTTAGCGAATACTGCAATTACGTAGAAAGAATCACGGATATCCTACTCCTCCCCATTACCCGATGGCAAGATAGAAAGGATCGTTACGAAGAACTAAAGCGTACATCGGAGTGGTATCGCAAGGAAAACAAAAGGCTCAACGACATACTCGATAATAACATCCCAAACAACAAATCATGCAAGCAATAACAATCATGACAAGAGAACAAATAAAGATAGCCCTTCCTCTGATACTGGCATTTGCGGAAGGCAAGACCATTCAAATCAATAACGGCTCAAGATGGATAGACATAGACGGCGACAAGGACGAACTGAATCTTGATTCGGTTGTGGAATACCAAGACTGTTTTCGTATAAAGCCGAATGATGTTCACCTCCCCTTCCGCAACGCCGAAGAATATTGGCAGGAAATACTCAAGCACACCCCCTTCAACATAAAAATAAAACAATGATATACACTCACACCATCACCAGACACGGACTCATCCATTTCTCAGATGGAAGCGTCCATCAGGCTGTCTTCCAGATACCCATCGGAGACCGCTTCATACGACACGAACAGCTCGAACGTCAGCTCGCCGAAGAATGGCGACGCCAGAACCCAAGAGCCAAGAACAAGGTAACGAGAATCAAGCTCTTCCGAAACTGAAACAACAGAAAGCCCCAGTAAGGCGCCAGCCTCTATAATAGATAGCCCCGTTAGAGCTGCCTATACCAAGAGCATCTATAAAAACATATAAAACAATGGAAACAGAAGAAAACAAAAGCATGGAGGCGCTTGCCTATGTCATCGCCAACCTGAAGGCAGAGAACATTGTGTTAGCGCATCGTGTGCATCAGCTCGTGGACGACTACAACGATGTGGTACGTCAGTTGAACGAAGAAAAGAGGCCAAGGAGGCTCGTAAAAGCATTCTACGCCTTTGTAAAGGACAAAAACCTTTATATGAAAAAGGCGACGAACTGTCCTTACTATCAAGACAGCCCTCATGTATGCTCTACATTCTGCTTGGAATGTGACTCATGTCTGGACCTCATTGAAGGCCTCGGTGTGATTTGCGAGAAAAGACTGGCAGATGTATAGAATAGTTTTTAGTCGATGACTGTTAACCAGGTTAATATGGACAAACACATTCCATCACATTTAATTCCTTTCCTCGATGAATACGAGCATCAAAACATTTCTGAAATGGAGGAAGTATTCTCCATTAAGCAGGACGGAATGCCCCGTGCCGAACGTCGGGCATGGAAAAGGAAGATAAGCAAAGCCAAATTTAAAGTCTTCAGTAAGTCCAACAAAAAGAAAAAATAAGATTATGACAAGAGAAGAAACCAAACAGCGCGTCGCCGTCATGCAGGCATACGTAGACTGCATGCAAATACAAGTTTATGACACCTCTATAGGGAAATGGTTTGATACCGACGCTCCTTCATGGGCACCTTATAAGCAATTCCGCATCAAACCCGAACCTTCCTACCGTCCTTTCCGCAACGCCGAAGAATGCTGGCAGGAAATGCTCGAGCATGTACCGTTCGGATGGATAACAGATAATGAACCCCAAAACGGTGCTCCTCACGATGGAGGTCAAGCAATATTGATAGTATGTGTACATGATGTCGTTGTCTCCGTTTCCCCTTACTTTGAAGAAGATGAAAATGGAAACATACAACGAAATACAGTAACTGACGGACATAGCACCTATGAACAAGCCTTAAAAAATTATTGGTTCATGGATGGAACTCCATTCGGCATTAAGGAAGAAGACAACTGCAAATAATAGCATCGTGGTTCTTTCCTTATATGCAGTGATTTGGGTATAAACATTACAACATAAAAGATTTATAGAATGAGAACAATCAAGTTTAAAGGTAAGAGACGTGACAATGGAGAGTGGGTTTCAGGAGATTTGGCCCATTCCTTAAATGGTAATTTGAATATACTGGCTTTTGATACGCAAGATGGTGTTGTCGGTTTTACAGGGGTGTATCCAATTGACCCCTCCACCGTCTGCCTATTCACCGGAATGAAGGACATCGAAGGCAACGAAGTTTGGGAAGGTGACATACTTGACGGACAGCTTAAAGGTGAAGTGGTCTTCACGTTCGGCACGTTTGCCCTTCACCCTCTTGACTGTAACAAAAAAGAAGTGTTCGCTCCTTTATATTATTTCCGTTTAGGAGACGAAACATTAGACCTCAAAGTAATTGGTAACAAATTCGACAAATAGATATTATGACAAAAGAACAAATAAAGAATGTCCTTCCTCTGATACAGGCTTTTGCGGAAGGCAAAATTATTCAGTATAGAGACCCCAGTCTGGGTATAAAAGAATGGTCAGACCTTGAATATTCTGTAGGGGTACCTGTAAATAATCTTTTAGAAGAACCTAATAACTACCGCGTCAAGCCCGAGCCTCCCTACCGTCCCTTCCGCAACGCCGAGGAGTGCTGGCAGGAAATGCTCAAGCACGCCCCCTTCGGCATCATGAGCAGCAAGAACAGAAAGGATTACATGTCTTTCATGTCTCTCAACGACGAAGGCTGCGACTTCTGCGGCTACGAAGGCGAAAACTTCGAGTCTGCATTCGATGACATTCAATTTGCCGACGGCACACCCTTCGGCATTAAGGAGTATGTTGTATAATTAAACAAAACCGTAAAAACAATAGAGACAATGAAAGCAGAAGACAACAACCGTATGGAGGCATTGGCCTACATCATTGCCGATTTGAAGGCAGAAAACATGATGATGACAGAGCGTGTGCATCAGCTCACGGACGACTACAACGACGTGGCTCGTCAGCTGCGCGGAAAAGAGAAACACGAGCCTAATACAGAAGGTTACACTCTTGGTGAACTGACTGAAGCCTTGGATAAATGCGAGGCGTTGAAAAAGGACAACAAGATGCTGAAGCAGCAATGCGTTCAGCTTCAGACGGAGCGCGACGAAGCCCAGACCCGTGCTGATGATTACAAGCACCAAAAGAATGAACTGTTCAGACATATACAACGTTTTGAGCAGTCGGATTTTATGGAGATAGGAGTAGTCTGTTCCTACCAATCCTTTGCGCCGGAAGATAGTCCGGTAAAGGTTGGCTCTACTAAATGCGTCACTTGCCGACACTTCCTCAAGATGGATAAGAGTTTTTGCGTTCTGTGTGCGTGTCGTTACGACTACATGAACGCCGGGGAGACACAAGGACATAAGAATGCCACAGACTGACACCACACGCACCCTCGTAGTCGGCATGATGCGGTTGGAGAAGAAGCTGCCGCTTCTGTTGGCTCTGGGCACCAAGGTACAGGTGTCTGCCGAGGACATGGTGGGACGTCTAACCGTCAGCGGTTTGCTCACACCGAGTCAGCTCAAGGCGAAGCTCGAAGCACGTAAGACAGCCGGCGAGGACGTTGCACAATAACATTTCATCTATGATACAATATCAGCATTGGGAAGACTCCATTCGCATACTCGTCACCGACGAGATGCACCATGGCAGCATACAGGCGTTTATTCCTCACTGCACCGAAGACAAGCCTTTGGATGGCGAGGCCGACGCTCTCATTTACTCGCTGTGGGTGGACGAAGCGAACCGTGGTCGTGAGGTGGCAAAGCACTTGATGGAGGCTGTAGAGAGGGAGCTGAAGCGTTGCGGCATAGAGACCGTCGCGATATCGTGGGACGGACGCGACTCTCCACAATGGGTGTTGCACTGGTATAAAAAGTTGGGTTTCGAAGAAAAGGCGTTCGGCTATCAATGCTGCACGCTTCTAAAACGGCTGTAACATATTAAAAGTCGTTGATAATAAATTCAACTAATAGACATTCAGTAATTTTGTAAATAGTAAAATTATGAAACGAGAAATAGTATACAGAATACAGACAAATATTGACGGACTCCGCTTTAAGGGCGAGCCCAAAGAGACATACATTATATTAAAAGGAACTGTAGCAAGAGTTACCCAAAGGAAGTTGTTTGGCTTTATTCACCTTCCCGACAAATGGGCGTGGGAGATAAGCATGTTCGATATAAGGAGCAAGACTGTATCGGAAAAAGAATGCAAGAACATCTTCTCTTTCGATACATTCAAGCGACTGAGCGAGGAACGTCTTGATATGGAGAGAATGTTAAGAAATAAATGTAAGGATTACAAGAAAATATACTCGCAAAACATCATTCTATAATGATATTTAATTAAAATACAAAAGAGGCATAACGAATAAAATTATGCCTCTTTTTTCTATCGCTTGTCGTACAGAACATAATCAATTACTTTTCTGTTTGCTTCGTCGACTTTTGCTTGGTCTTTTTGAATATATATATCTGTTATCCTATGTGCAGATTTATGTCCTAAACAGTCTGCTATTACATCTGTGGAAATTCCTATTTGATAGGCTATTGTTGCAAAAGAATGTCTCGCCCAATATACACTAATGTTTGGCAAATCTATTTCTTTACAAATTAGTTTTAATGCGCGATTCAATGATTGTTCACGATATAGATAGTTCTTAGTTTCGTCAAACATAGACAATAAATGTTCGTCTCCTTTGTATCTTTTTATTATAGCTAACGCTTCAGGCTCAACTTTTATGCTGTATTGTGTTCCTGTTTTTGCACGTTTATAAAAGATTCTGCCTTCCGAAATCTCTTTAATTTTTGAGAGGTCAACTATGTTAATTCCCATCAAGTAAAAAACTAAGAAAAAAACGTCCCTGTATTCAGCTCGTTTTTTAGTTAATTTCGCATTTAGCAAAGTTCTTAATTGCTCGACGGTTAAAGCTCTTTTTACAGTTTCTTCTGTTTTTATGGAATAGTTTAAAAACGCATCATAATCTGTTTTTCCTCTTTTTTTTGCAAAACTGATAACTGCTCTAATACAACGCAGTTTTGTTGCAATCGTATTGTTTTTGTTGCCTTGATGTTTAAGGTGTTGTACAAAATTGTCTATCCATTCTATATCTATATCCTCCAACAAAAGGTCATCATAGTTACAATAATTTTGAATTGTAATAATTGTAGATTTATATATTTTAATAGTTCCTTGGTTATCTTTTGTCTTAATGAATTTTTCGCATTGGGTTTTAAAGAGGTGTTCATTTATATCGTTGTTATCATCTTGATTTGTCAGTATTGCCAATAATTTTTTGTTAGGTATAAGTCTTAACTTGCCGGTGCTTTGCAATTCTTGAACCTTGTCAGTTATTTCTACAATTCTTTTACTAAGTTTTAAATTAATGGCATTTTTGTTCGTGAGTAGTTTAACTTTCTCGTTTTTTGAATCCCATTCGTTTGCATGTAATTCATAACCTGTTGCTATATATAAAGCACTGTTTTTTCTCGCAATTTTTATTTTAAGAGGAAACTTCCCATTGTTAAGCCTCCGTCTTTTGTCTAATTTTATAGATATTTTTATCATGTTTACTCCTCCTTTTTTGCACGTTATTTGCACGTTTATTGAAATAGTCTGTTATGTTTAATGTCTTTTTGTTTTGTATTGCAATTGCAAATATATTGAAAAATCATGGAATTTCCTTTGTTTTTAGGATTTATGCAGATTTATTTATTTATATTTAGTAGTTAT